TTTGTTTCTCCTTTTTAAATTAAGATATATATTCTTGACTTATATCTGTAATTTCATTTAATTCACATTCTGTAATATAAAAAATATTTACATCAAAAGGACTATTATTATCTAAATATTCTTTTGCTACAGTTTCTGCTTTATTTCTACTATTAAATACACCAGTATAAATATTTTTGTATACAGAAATATCTTTTTCAAAATCAAAACTGTAATATGTTTGTTCTTTTGCAATGGTTAAAACATAAAATTTCATATTATTTCCCCTTATCACATTTGTACGCTTTTATATCATCTAAGATTTTTTCTTTTTTATAGCCTAGAATTTCACCTAAAAATAATGCCATATTTTTATGATATTCTTCACCTGTTGAACCAGAACATGAGTTAAAATATGACATCAATGCACGAGAATATTCTGCTTCTAATCGAGAGTGTATTTGAAATAACTCACTTAATGTGCTTACTGTATCACTAAAATTCAACATTTTTAATTCCAAAATCCTCCATTATATAATATTAAAATCCATATAATTACCGAAAATGTCCTCCACCCAAAACTTATTGTTTCAAGCTTGCCATCAAGAAAAACTCCTGAACAAAAATCCATGCTTAATAATATAATTGCTAATATTTGTGGCATATCCATTTTTTTATTCCTCCTTGTCTTTTTCTAAATTAATCCAATTACATGGTGGTTCAATCGTATGAACTGGACAATTAACTGAAAAAGAACAATTTTCATTTGAACAGTCTATATCTAAATCCTTGCAAAAATTTCTAATAACCCTAATAGCGTCATTCATTAATTTCAGCTTTTTTTCGTCCAATTAAAAAACACCTCTATCATATTTACCTAAATAACTAAATTTTGAATTTTTATCATCACAAATATTACATGGGTAATCTTGAGTGATATTTCCTTTTTTATAATTGCATATATTACAAATACTTCCATCAATAAATTTAGAATTTATTTTACATTCACAACATGGTTTTTCTAGTTCATCTCTAAAAAAATATTTACAGAACAAACAATTATTTTTTCCAATATTGTTACTCATATTTACCACTCCTTAAACCACTTCATGCAACCTATACGCATAAAATCTTTTATTTGTATATCTGTTAATGGTGAAACTTCTTTTCTTTTTGGAGCTTTAACCCTAATTTTACAATCATAAGAAACTGTTATTATACCTGCAATTCCGTTTACTTTCTCTCGTATTTCATCTTCATACTTTTTATATAGCTCTTCAGGAAAAGCATAATATAAAACACTTACGAGCGGAGAAGAATGATATACTTTTTTGTTGAAATCATTTCTGAAGTCGTTTATATCAACTTTGATTTCAACTTCTACTAGATAATTTGATTTAGTGATATACACTATATCAGCTTCATACATTTTAGATGGTTTTTGCCATGCTTCTAGTTTTTCTATTTCTGGTAACATCTCTTTTCTATATTCACCTGTCATCAGAACATTAGGAATACAGATATTTTTTATACCAAAATGTTTGCCTAATTTAAGTTGCATTTCTGTTTCTGTCATATAATTTATACCTTTTTTTTATTTGTAAGTATTTCCATATCTTTTGCAATTAAAGCATTTATCAAATTTTCTCTCTTTTTTTTCGCAAAAAAGAAATATTCCACAATGGGATAAATTAAATTTGTATTTTGGTTTCAATTTGGGGTTCTTTTTATAAAAACTACATTTGCTTAATAAATCATTTTGTTCTGCTGTAATTGGTTGCATAAAATCTTTTAATTTATACGCAAGGACTTTACATTCTTCATCAATAGGAACTTTATGACAAATTACTAAATCTTCATTAGTATCTACATCTTTAGCTATGTCAATAATCTTGTATTCTCCTCCTTCAAAGCAAACCCAAACATCACCAGTACGAGGGATATCTCTATCTTTATTCATTTTTATTCTCCTTAATATTTAATTACTTATCCACCTATCATTGGGTTTGTACATTCCCAAGCATAATTATCAAATTCAATAACTTCTGATTTAATTACTTTCCCTTTAGACACTTCTATATCTAAATTAAATTCCATTCCTCCTTCAAAAGCATATATTTTTAAGTCTATATCATATTTTTTAGAAATTTCTAGTAATTGCTCAACATGAATAGTCCATGCAAATTTAGTATCCAAACATACAATTACTTCGTTTTTTTCTTTGTTATAATAATTAAAATAATATTCTTTTGGATATACAAAACCTCGTCTAGTTCCTTCTATCCAAAAACAACTAAGACTTTTAGATGGAATATAATTTATATCTTCATATTCATCAATATAAAACTTAGACTCTTTTACATCATTTCCTATATAATCTACAGCAATTAAACCTTTTGTTAAGAAATTAGTAACATTTTCTTTCGTACCTCTTACTTTTAACGTACCACAACACCAATTAGGCATATTTTATCCCCTTTCATTATAAAGAATATATCTCTCTACTTTTGAATTAATTAGCTTTTTCCTATCTTTATAAAATGTGATTAATAAAGAGTTTCCATAATCTATATTTTTTATATCTATATTAATATTGTTTATTGCTAATTTTTTTTCTAATTTATTATCTATCTTTATTTTATTATCGTGGAAATATATATCAGGTAGTCTACAAAGAAGTATTTTGTTCAATAAAATTTTTAAACACAATTCTATATCTTCTATGTTGGTAGTGTATATTGTATTTCTAATAAATTTTTCTATTATCATTATCAATTTATTATATGTTCTTTTTTAATATCTACTAGGTAGACTTGCACATATTATTCCAGCAATAAAAATTAATATCTGACAAATATAATTTCCAGTATCATCACTTATAACTATCATTTTTATTCACCTTCTATCGGTTTGTTTTGTTTCACTTTTATATTTCTAATTACATCTTTTATATTTTTATCAAGTATTTTAGATAATTTGAATAAATCATTACATTGTAAAGCATATAATATCAAATCACTAAATATACTTGTTGTATTTAAATCTTTAGCAAATTCATTAATATCTATATGATTAAATAATAAATTAACATTTTCTTTTTTTTGTTTATCTAATTTTTTAAAAAATAATTCCATTTTATTAAACACTCTTATTTAATTTTCACTCTTAAAAAATACTAAAAATATTGTTTTCCCTCTACGTTGGCCAACAAGAGGTTTCTTTGAAATAACCTTTAGAACTTCGCTAGTGAGAACTTGTTCTTCGTTCCATTTAAATACTAGAGTTCCATTATCCTTTAACACTCGCCAACATTCTTCAAACCCTTTATTTATAAGAGGTTTCCAATCTTTTGGTAACGTTCCATATTTTTTGGCCAAAAAGCTTTCACTGCCTGCATACTTTAAATGCGGTGGGTCAAAAACAACTAAATAAAAACTTTTATCCTCAAAAGGAATGTTGGTAAAGTTGGCCAAAATATCTGGACTAACAATTAGCTTTCGTCCATCACATAAAGTTGTATTTAATTCTCTATTATCCATAAACAATACCTCTTTATTAGATTTATCAAAATGCCACATTCTGCTACCACAGCAAGCATCTAATATCTTTTTATCCATAATACTATTACACCTTTATTTTTTGCCTTTATCGGCAAATTAAAGTATATTTTTAACAATATTTTTCACTTTAACTTGCCGATATTTTATTATTTTATCTTCTCTTTTTTCTTTTAATCATCTTCAATACATAAATATTTTTTTACTGCTTTTGTTATACCTCTATTACAATTTGAGCAATAGAATTTTTCTTTATATTGAGTCGTGTATGACATCTCGCCATCAATACCATCACCAAATTCATCAAAAAATAGAATAGATTTTCCTCTTACAGGTTTTTCACTTCTAAATCCATATTCTTCTTTACAATATGGGCATATAAATGGTTGTTTTTCTATTTCTTCCATGTTATCATCACCTCTATTTTGCTTTAAAATTATAGACTGTTTTCAATCTATCAATTACTTTAACAGTATCGCCGACAAGTTCTTCAATCCCCTGCTTATATGCTTCTGGTGCTTCATCTAATGTTTTCTCACATACAGAAGTTGTATAGATACCTTCCATATCTTTTTTAAACTCGTCTAAAGATAATTTTTTCTTAGCCTGTTTACGGCTAAACACTCTACCTGCACCATGAGGGGCGGAGTTATTCCATTCTGGATTTCCTTTTCCAATACACAATAAAGAACCATCTCGCATATTTAATGGAATTAACAATTTTTCTCCTCTTTTAGCGGAAATAGCACCTTTACGAATTATATTGTCATCTCCAATGTAGTTATGAACTGTGTGAAATTTATCAAGATAAGGGCTATCATTCCAATTCATGTTATTAATAATTTCAATAGCTATTGTTTCTCTATTTAAATTAGCGTAATCAGAACACACTCTCATATCCCTTAAATAGCATCTTAAATCCTCACCTTCTAACCAACATAATTCATCAGGAACAATTTCTTTTGGTATTTCTCTTTCATATCTAAAGTTTAATTCAGCTCGTGTTTGCCAACTCTTGCAGACATGAACACCTAAAAATCTACTGCCAGAATGAATAATTAAATAACATTCTTTTGTTTTTTCACTTTCAGCAATCTCTATAAAATGATTTCCACCACCTAGAGTTCCTATACTTCTAGCGACATAATCAACTCTATCACCTGGTAAACCCCAAACATTTCCATTTACATCTTCTACCCATTCAGCAAAATTACCATATGCTTTTTCTCTAATATTAAATCCAGACGGAATAAATTCATTAATGACTGCATCTAATTTAGCAAAATCAATTTCTTCTTTTGTTTTTTCTAGGTTTACAGTTAACATTCCGCACCCAATGTCAACACCAACAAGATTAGGAACAATTTTATCTTTGACGTCCATAGTAAAGCCTATAGTGCAACCTTTACCAGCATGACAATCTGGCATAATACGAATTTTTGTACCTGCAAAAGCTTCTATATTAAGCAAATTTTTAATCTGTTCAATACAAGTTTCTTCTACATTTTCAGTAAAAATTTTTGCAGTATTGAATTTTCCTTTTAATATCATTGTTCATTCTCCTTTTAAGACAAGTGTTTTAATATATCTCTTAATGAAACTATGCCAATAATATCGCCATATCTATATCCATTAAATTCATCTGAGTCATAAATCTTATATATTAATCTTATACAAATAGATAAAATTAGCATTTTATTCTTTTCTCTTACCATATATTTCATGATTTCTAATATATTATTAATATTAAAATCATCTTTTAAGTTATTTACTAAATTAAATCTTCTTACTTTCTCATCATCAGAATATTTTGACATTAATTTTAATTTATATTTAAGGTCTTTGTCATCAACTACAACCCATCTGTCATAATAATCGCCACGAACAAAATATTCAGGCAATAATTTTAATAGTCTTAACTCATTTCTATTTTTTACTACTTTATAAACATAAACTGACTTATGAATAGCAAAAAAATCATCAATCTCTAAAGGTAAGTCTTTATATTTATAGCTATCCATAGCTGCTTGTATCAGCTTATTTCTTTTTTTTGTTGAATAAAAGTCCATTACTTATCCTCCCAATCTGTAGGTAAAGAATAAATATTTTTTATTGTATTAGGATTGATATTATAGTATTTTAAAAGATTATCTGCATATTCTTCACCAAAATGTTTTATCATAATATCTGTATATCTAATTGGATTAAGCATTTTACCAAAGTAATATTTTTCAACCTTAAAATCTCCTAAGATATAATAACCAATATCATTATCGTTATTATCTATAGCAAGAACAGGAATACCTTTTTTTGTTGCATCTAATATTTCTATTCTTTTTATATTTAAGTTTCTCTCTTTATGGATTAATAAACATTTTTTTGTTAAATCAAAAAGTTGTTCTTTTGTTAATCGCTCAATATACACTTAGTACACCTCTTTTAAATCAACTAAAGGTTCATTTCTTCTTAACAGTTTTAATATTTTCTCTTTATTTTGTTCCGCTTCTTCTTTTGTTTTGAAACAGTTTCCCATTAAAAACAACGCAATGTCTTTCGCAAGATATGAATGGTATAATACAGAAAAAATAGTTCCGTGTGGAGTAATATACCAAAATTCTTCTCCATCTTTAGGTCTTTGTTTGAGTGGTGTAATTTCATATCCTTCGCAAAATATAATTAATAATAACCAACTTAAGTCTGTTTCTTTCCATTCACCTTCATTACTATAAAACTTTATCTTTGGTATAGTTCCCCACATTCCTTCTTTTTCTATTATTTTATACTTAACTTCGTTATTACTACTTTTAACCCAAAATGGTTTATTAAACTCTATTCCATTTTCTTCCATAAATTGTTTAATTAAATGTTCATTTTTCATTTGTTTACACCTCGTTTAAATTAACTAATGGTTTAACATTTAAAAATAACTTTAATATTTTTTCTTGATTAACTTCTGCTTCAGATTCACATGGAAAGCAGTTGCCTAACAAGAAACAGCTTATATCAGATGTGCAACCTTCCCATTTAGCTTTAATAATATCTCCATCACTTGTAACAAAATAATAACGTTGTCCTTCTTCTGGTTTCCAAGTTGGTCTAATAATTTTATAGCTATTATCAAACATAATTCTTGTTAATCTACTGATATCTAACTCTATATACTCATTAGTTTCAGGTAAAAAAGCCATAATGTTAAACCCTATATCTTCTTTTTTATTTTCTTTAATAACATATTGAATTTTCCCCATTTTATTTTCAACCCAAAATGGGACGTTATATTGCAAACGATTTTCTTTCATAAACTCATATAATAAATGTTTATTTCTCATATATATCACCTTTTATTTGTTCCTAGAGAGTATAAAATATACCCTCTAGGCTTTTATTTTACTATGCAATGTGAGATAGTTGTCTTGCTTTTTCTTGTGCAATAAATTTATCTCTCTTATTCAAACGATTGATGCTTTTGTCAACATTTGCAACATATCCTAAATTTGTCAATATCTCATGGATTTTCAAGCGACCTTTTTGCGTCCATCTAGTAGACACATAAGAACCTATAATAGAACCATGCTCAACATCAAAAGTTTTACTTTCTGTTAAACCTTGATTTTGATATTTTGCATATAAAATCCACTGATTATTAACTTTTTTAATCAACTTTTGCTCATTTAAAATTCTATTTAATTTTATAGCACTCATTCCATAATCAGCACCAATTTGACTGCTAGTCATAGTCCCAACAGAATTAAGAATAGTATCATAATACGTAAGTTTAGGTTTTGCTTCTTCAATAAATGCTTTTGCTTCTTCTAATTGTTTTGTTGTGTTTTGCAATCTGTTGTGCATTATTTGTAATGCTCGTCCCATAATCATATCTTCACTATTCCATGCTTCTTCACATTTAATAAAATATTTACGGGCTTCCTTCCCTCGTTCATTGCGAGCAAGCATACATAACTCTTTTGCCATATTTAGTTTTAATATATGGTTAATCTCTTTTTGTGGCATTATTGCTCCATCTGTACGGCTAACATTTTTGTTATCCGTTACGTAATCAATATTTTCAATAAAGCCATAGCTTATCATTCTATTAATCCACATTGTATATGGAGTTTTTATTTGTAAAAACTCATAAAGCATACGACCATTTATTACCTGTTCATTGTTTGCATTAATCTCCACTTTTAATAATTCATTCATCATATGTTTCTCCTATCCTATCATCATAGTTGCACCTAATATTAAACATAAGGTACATATAAGATTTTTTTGCTTTTCTTGAGATATCTCTTTTTCTAATTCCTCGCTAATATATTTGAAGTGAGGAATATAATTTATAACTTTTTTATCCATTAAAAACCCTCGTTTTCATCTATGTTAAGTATGCAATAATAGACGCAATCTTTTGAAGATTTAGTTTATTCTATAATTACCATATTGTTTTTTTAGTGAAATCTCTACAATCATATGATTTTACTTCATCTTCAATTCCAAAATATTTCCGTCTATACTCAAGTTGTTTTTCTAAATCGCCTGCATATAAATGAGCAGTGATAAATCCTTCACTTACACTATACTTTCGTGCTAAATCAATTCTTTCTGTAAAAGAGAGCTTAGTATTTTTACTTGTGTTACCTTCTTTGTTGGCTATAATTTGTTTTGCCCCTTTTTCAGTTACACAAATAAATTTTCTGTTTACAGACTTTTTATAATAATCAGGGCGATATGCTTCCCTTATTTCACTTTTAGGAATACCTTTCAATAATTTTTTAGGTACATAACTTTTATATTGAATAGCTTTTGATACATCTGCTAGGAAATAACAAATATCACCATGGATAACAACCGTTTTCAAATTACTTAGCACGAGATACAATCCTTCTTTCATATCTTTTTAACTACATTCTCTATATTAACAGAGAAATACCTACCTGCAAGTCTTTTTTTTAAAAAAATCCACCGCACCTTATACCGCTTAAGATAAATATAAAACGTTATATTAGTATTAGCAGATTTATTTATTCTGTACATTACTTAATCTCCTTTCTTTGAACTACAGATTGAATTAAGGATTGTATTATATTACTTTGTTTTCCATTACTTGCTAGTCTACTTAAAAAACTATTCGCTTGCTCAGGTGAAAATTCAGGAACTTCTAAAGGCACAGATTGTGGAACATTATGAGAATCAACAGCATAACTATGACGTTCATTTATTTTGCGTTGTCGTTCTCTTTCCTCTTCTATTCTGATTTTGTTCCGATTATTCCAATTTACTAACAAAGCTTGCCAATTTGTAATTGGTTCATCAGCATTTGTTTTCCAACCACGTTGCGAATAATAATTATAAAATTCTCTAGCATTAACAAATTTCAAATTATTTTTATCTATATAATCATTAATTATATTTATATCTAATACTATATTATTATTTATATTATTTTCTTTTTTATATATAGTATTATTTTGTGGCTGATTTTCCGAAATTGGTTTATCCGTATTCGGTTTTACCATATTCGGTTTTCCTGCATATGGTTGATTTACTTGAGTTTTTACCATATTCAGGTTTTCCGTATGCGGTTTATCCAAATTTGGGTAATCAGTAATAACATATTCTATGCCTGCAAACTTGCCATTTTCATCATGGATTCTATTTCTTTTAACATAGCCATGACGTTCTAATTCTTTAATAGTGTTCATTACTGCTGTTTTCCCTTCTTTTACCACTGCAACTAATCCATTAATAGAATAATTCCAATTATCAGGAAAGCTTAAGCATTGTGCAATAAGACCTTTTGCTTGCAAACTCAAGTCTTTAGATTGCAGAATTTCATTTGGAACAATAGTAAAATTGGTTTGTTTCTTTTCAACTTTAATCCTAGCCACCATATATTTCACCTACTGAACTTTTTTTCTTTCGGTTGCTTCTCGACCATCTTTCTCACCTTGTTTTTTTGCATCATATAGAGCGTTTGGATTACAATGTTTAACACCTATATTAATATTTTTTGTTTTTACAGATGGGAAATCTTTTGCAACCATAAGATGTACTTCATTAGGAATAACTAATTGCAAAGCTCGACATTGTTCACTAAGAGCATCTTCAGCAGCTTTTAAAAATGAAAACGTATAAACATTTTGTACACCTTTTGCTGTTCCATATTTTAATTTTGATATTTGTATTTGTTTCTTTGCTCCTCTTTCAATAATCATACATAAAGTATGAAACATTTTTGTTACAATTTGTACGTCTTTCTCATATCCATAAAATTTAATAGTTGATGCAGAGCGTTTTGTTGCAATATTAATATGCTTTTCTCTTATAGCAGTACAACAAAAATTTCTAGCAACTATTTGAGCTAAAAAGTATATCCATTTTTTATTTTGTATTTTAATGTTATGTCTAATAACATCTTGAGCTTTAGTAGTATTTACTATTTTAGAAATTTTATATTTTTTCATTAACCGCTGAGCCATAAGACTAGCAGCTATGGCTTCTTCCTTAGAAGCACCATTTTCAACAGTTTTATTTAATAAAGCAATTATTTTATTAATGATTTTTTCGTTATCCATCATATAATCAATCTCCTTAATTTATATTTTATTTACGACACTAGCCATGTCTGATACGCTTGTAGCAATGTATTTCATGGTCGTGTTTATGCTCTTATGACCACAAGCCTTAGCTGTTAAAGCTATATTACTACCACTGCTTTGATAAAAATTAGTAGCAAAATAATGTCTAAAAGCATGACAATGCAAATGCTCATGACCTAATTTCTTACACCATTTTTTTACAGCATCTTTAAAATATGATGTTGAATATTTATCACCACGAGGTGAATTAAATAAGAATACACCTCTTTTTTGTCTTTGAGAACTATTTAACCAATATAAGAACAATTTTCTTAATTTAGGACTTATACAGCAAACCCTATCTGTATGATTTTTGGTTTGTCGAATTACAAATCTATTGTTTTTTAAATCAACATCTTCCATAATGATTCCTGTTACTTCATTTATTCGTAAACCAGCATAAGACATTAATCCAACAGCCAATTTTATTTTAGGGTCTTTAATAAATGTAATAACGTGTTCCACATCATCTTTTTCAGGACTAATGTTAGCTTTTTCTTGTGTACGTAAATTTTTTACAAATTTAGCTACGCTGCTACATTCAATACCATCAAATTTTAACGCTCTTATCCATGTAGATAGATATTGTTTTTTAGTGTTCATTGAAATATCCATTGCCATAATCTCTTTTACTGTTTCAATAGATATTTCTTTTCCATCAAAAATTTGTAAAATTCTTCTGTATTGCAAAAAAGTTTTTCTTTCTCTACTGATTTCTATTTCTTCTAAAAATTTCTCAAACATAATTTTTGCTCCTTATTTATAAACTTTTAGAACACATAAATTTTAGTTTATGTACTCATAGAAATTCACAAATAAGAAAGGCACTCTATATTGCTATAAAGTGCCTTTAATTACCTTATTTTATTTCATTAAATTTTAATATTATTTTCTTACCTTCAAAAGTGTCAAGTTCACGATTTTCGCCATGAATAAATGACTGATTAAAAGAATTTAACGCATCAAAGAAAGGGACGATTGAATTTCTAGCGTGTAATAAAGAAGTTTGTTTCTGAATGTTATCTTCTTCCATAAGAACAATGTATTTTTGTTTTATTTCCACACGTTCATTATCAGATATTTTAATGCAATCCAATTTATTAAATTGAGAAGAATTTGATTTAATAATATTTGATAATTGTTTAATAAATATAGGTTCTTTTAACATTTTAGCCATCTGATAGAAAGTAAGCTCTTGCTGTAAATCACCCATAATATGCACAATAGATAATGAATTATTAAGTTCAATAAGCTTATCTAATGCTGATTTTATGCTATTTATATCATTGTTATAATTTCTTGAATATGGGTGTATATTAGGTCTTTTATCTGCCCATTTTTTGAAAAACGTTTCTTTTAACAAGCTGTTACTTTTGCTTGCTTCATCTGCTGTTTCAATAAAATAATCATATATAAGATTATCATTTAAAAAATCATAAACTGTATATAACACATATTTTCCTTGAATACAATCTTTTCTAAGTTCTAACATAGTAATAAATCTCCTTTATATTAACTTTTTTAAAAATTAAAGCCCCTAGATTAATTTCTAAGGGCTTGATATACTATATTAATTTAAATTAAATACGTGCAAAACCATAACAACCTATAGTCTGACCATCTTTATTGCGTTCTGGTTTAGTAACAATTAATAAATCGTTTCGTTTCCCCTTTAGTACATTAGCGACAACGAAAGATACAATGTAATAAATGCCTTCTTTACATATTTAATCTTCATCTACTATTTTTACATCTAAAACCATAACATTATTGCTATCTAAATTAATTTTTTGGACTTGAATCCATGTATCTAATTGTGGAAAATACCATGATGGGATTTCATCATAAAAGATTGTTTCAGAGTCTGAGTTGACAACAAAATAACTAACAGCCCCTAATTTTTCCATCAAATAATCTAAATCCGAAACACTTATTTTATTTTTAGACAAAAATTCTTTTTTTAAAGTTGTTAAAATTTCATCTTTTGTCATAATTAATTCCACCTTATTTATAAATTTAGAGCCATTAAGGACTCAATAAAAGGCATAAATTAGAATTGTTAACTCTAACTTATGCCTTCAAATTCAACCCTTAATTATAATTTTTTAGGACTATACAACATAACCCATAAAATCAAAGCCACACAAAATGTAATAAACATTATTTCACCTCTTAAAATCCTAAAATATCAATAACTGTTAATGTTCCATTTCTAAATTCTTGTTCCCAATCAATATCATCATCATTATTATTAGTGATATCTATAAGATGTTTTAAGCTTGTTTTATCAATTTTGTATTCAACTAAAACATTAAAGTATAATTTCTTTTCTTCCCATTGTTTAGAATAAGAGTCAAAGTCAAACCATACATAAGGTACACAATGTACCATGCTTCCACAACCATTAGATTCGTTAACGTCAATTAAATCAGAATAGCTAATATCATCAAATATGTCATATCCTCCTAAGCTCATGATGTCATAATTAACATCATAATCCATAATGGAATATACGTGATTAAGACACATAGTCATTATTTCATGTACTATTTCATCTTTGACATCTTTTTCTGTTTTAATACTTTCAATACCTAATAATTCATAAACATTTGCTTGATATTCTCTTGCGTAGATAGTAATACAAGTTGTATCGTCAAAATATTTAATTCTTGTGTAGTTATCACTTTCATTACCATAATAAGGTATCCGCTGAAAATTATATTTTTTCATAAAAACATCTAATCTCTTGCCATTGATGATTTGATATTGTAATTTAGACAATGCTTTTATAATTCTTTTAATAGTATTATTACCTTTCATTTTAAATTCCACCTTATTTAAAAAATTAGAGTTCTAAGAACTCAATAAAAGGCATAAATTAAAGTTGTTAACCTTAACTTATGCCTTCAAATTCAATCCTTAGAAGTTATATTATGTTTTTGATAAATTTTTTCAAATTGCTCCAAACATTGACCAATAGCCCATAATTCATCATTAGCTTTTTGAATATCTGATGCTATGTTTTTCATGACATTGCATTGCCATCTATCCATATGTTTTATGTTAAAATATTTATCTGTTGCAGATTTATCAAAGTCTTTTTTTATTAAATCTATATTGCGAGATAAAGTATCGAGGTCTGTTTTGATTATATCTGACAGATTTTTCATTTTTTGAATTTGAATTTGTTTAAAGTTATCCATTTAAATTCCACCTTATTTATAAATTTAGAGTTCTAAAAACTCAACAAAAGGCACAAATTAAGATGCTAGTCTTAACTTATGCCCTTAAGTTCAATTCTTAGCTTTTAATAATTAAAGGCGACATTACAGCAATATTAGCTCCATTATAACACCATTCTTGGCTAGTCGAAAAACCAATAGTTGAATTTTCAGATTTATTAGTAAACACATATAAAATATTAGTATTTAGTATTTTGAAAACTAATTTTAAATAATTAGCGTTTACGTGTTTTTTGCCATCTGCTGTTTGAAGTTCAAAAGGTTCATACTTATCAGGCTTGCCATGTATCATAAAATATTTTTTTAAATCTCTAATATCTAATGACATTTGCGAATTAAATTCTTTAGGTAAAACCCTTGCAAAATCAGGATAACCACCTAATACTACATAACCTTGTTTACGACTATTATCTTGTACTTCTTTTTGACGTTCTTCAGTCCAAATGAATTGTTTATTAATGTCTTTTACAACATCTTTAGATAATCTGATAGCATAGTGCATATCAGTTAAATCTGCAACGTCATCATGAATATATACATAGCCAAAAGGTTCTCTACTAGGAATTTGGTAATTATCTTTTCTAATTTTAATTAACTCTTTTTCTATTGTTTTGATTATATTCGCTGTAGGTTTACTTTTTGTGCTTAATTCAGAAAAACGAATGTGATTTTCAGCTAATAACCTTATAGCTTCTAGTTTTAAATCAGCTATATCAGTTTTATCTGAATAATTCCCATTTAATTCATAAATTAAGCTATCAAGATGAGATTTCTTCTCTTCTCTAATTACCTTTAAAATATTTTCAGCACTAAATTTCATTTTAAATTCCACCTTATTTATAAATTTTGAGTTCTAAGAACTCAATAAAAGGCACAAATTAGAATTGTTAACTCTAACTTATGCCCTCTAGTTCAATCCTTAGAGTTCTTTTACATTTGTAATAAAGAACTTAGCATCTTTAAATTCCTTTTTCCAATCATATAGCCAAAATATAATCTCATCTTCTTCATAAAGCTTACATAGTCTTTTAAAAGACTCTATATCTAAAAAGAACTCTATCACAATGTCAACTTCATTACAAACTATTATGCTACCATCTGCACGACGATATTCGTATTTTTCGCAAGGTGCATTATATATAAGATTTCCGTAAGCATTATCTAATATACTTTCAAGAATTTCTCCATATGATATATCATTAAAGATATCATGATTATATGTTGTTTTCATGTAATCATTTAAATCAAATAAATTATCTGTGTATCTAAATTTATTTGAAACATCTTGTAAAATTTTATCTTTTGTCATAATTAATTCCACCTTATTTATAAATTTTTAGAACACATAAATTCAAGTTTATGTACTCATAGAAATCTACAAATAAGAAAGGCACTCTATATTGCTATAAAGTGCCTTAAATTGTCTTATTGTTGTTTAGGTTTAATTTTAAGCGTGTGTTCATCAAACAAATAGTTTTCTTCAAATAATACATCTACAAAATCGCTTTCATTGCAATAATAGTCGATATCAGCTTCACAATCTGAAATAAGTTCATTTAGTTTTTTTCTCAAAAAATCTGCATACTCATTAATGAGATGATTTACTCTAGGGTATTTATATAATGATTTATAACCACTCTCGTCATCAATCTCAATATCATTTAAATCGGTATCAAGATAAAAATATATACTTCCATTTTTTATTAAAGATTGTAAAATATGATATATTCTTTTATCTATACCTTTTATTCTTGCAAAATCTTTGAGTAGTTTATCGGATATTATTTTCGTTGGATAATTTGGATAACATTTATCATCATAAAATAAAATACAAGCATATATACTAATACCATATACACCATGATTGTTAATGACTATGTCATCATTTTCAAAACAACAACCAAATGTAGAGTTTAATTCTTCTACTAGATAATCATGTCTAGAGTCAAATACTTTATCTACCTCTTTATCTACAATATTTTCATATCTACGATAAACCTCGTATTGTTTTTCTAAGCTTAATTTGTTATATTCAATAAACATTTTAATTCCACCTTATTTAATATTTTGAGTCATTGAGAACTCAATAAAAAGCACAAATTAAGATGCTAGTCCTAACTTATGCCCTCTAGTTCAATCCTCAACTAATCTAAAATACTTTATTAAAGTACTTTTGTCTAAGTCGCCACACATTTCATCTATAACCCAATCTCCACAATCATTTTGGGCAATCCAAATATAACTTGTTCTAGGGTCGTAAGGTTTTTTACCTTTTTTATATTCAGATATATGCAAAGCAAGATTTTTGCTTAATTCTTTATTAGTCATGCTATTGACTAATTTAATATTCATTCTAAATACAAAAATACTGATATTTTTGTTATATCTTTTTCTAATATACTCGCATACATCATCAATATGTTTAAAACAGTTGGTATAAGTTCGGTTAGAGCTATACATTTCTGTTATATAAACGACTTTTGTTCTCATCATTAATTCCACCTTATTTAATTATTTAGAGTCCCTAAGAACTCAATAAAAGGCACAAATTAGATATAAACTCTAACTTATGCCTTCAAATTCAACTCTTAGAAATTAACTGCAATAATTTTAAAATGACATCAACCCCAATAATGGAGCTTAATAAGAAAAGAGTAGACTTTATTTCTTCTAGTGTTGCAAAAAAGCACATTACTAATGCAATCACTGTGATGGCTTCTGCTATTAATAATTCTGTATCATTAAACATTTTTTTGTTCACCTCTTATAAATTTTGCTAAGTCATGCATCACGCTTAAAGTTGCAGGTAAACAATTACTACCATCAAAATAATTTTCTTCTATAAAATCAAGAAGTTCAGCTATTATATAAGAAAAATGCTTAAAAGCATAATCCTCAAAATCATAATCGTATTCATCATTAATATGATTTTTTATTAGCAATGCTAATTTATAAATCTTACGAATAAATTTCTGATTTAACTTGTTTATATATGTCTGTCTTTGATATTCTATTTTTGCACAATAAAAACATACTTCATCTTCATAACTTCTATTTGGGTATGGTATTGTACATAAAACGATTCATAAAGACCTCGTTTGACATAAACTCTAGCTTCTAAAATCTGATTTTCTAGTCTACTAAGTTTACTTTTTTTGTTTGCCATAATAATTCCACCTTATTTAATGTTTTGAGTTAAAAAGCTCAATAAAAGGCACAAATTAAGATGTTAGTCCTAACTTATGCCCTCTAGTTCAACTTTTTAATTATTATGATATACAGTCTAATTCGTCTGAAATCTTTTCTATTATTTCTTCAGATAATTCTTGTTCTCTATCCCAAAAACTATCTACAGTTTCACATTGGCTTAATAAATGTAATGCTGTTTCATATAATAGTTGAACTTGAAATAATTCTGGTTGAGAAAAAGCATTAGCAGTAATATTTTCAGAAATATCATCTAATACTTCGCCAATCTCCTCGAAGTTATCTTTTATCCACTCTATAGCCCCATATGTGCTATAAGTAAAAGTGCAATCAGCTAGACAATCCCAAAATAAAGAATGAGCTAAATCACAACCATAAACTATTTCGCCTTCTAAGTTATCTAATCGAGTTTTGATTTCATCAATTACAAAATTTTCTACACTGTTTAAATTATCATTCATTGTAAATTCCACCTTATTTAATTATTTAGAGTCCTAAGAACTCAATAAAAGGCACAAACTAAAATTGTTAACTCTAGCTTATGCCCTTTGGTTCAATCCTTAGGAATTTAGCCAATAATTTTAGTAACATATGGTAATAGACTTTCAGTATAATAATTAATAATTCTATTAGTTAACGTCTTATTTCTAATATGTTCCTTAAATTTATCTTTTTGTGGGTCTGTAATGTTTTTTCTCCATTTTCTAAGCAATATAAAATTACTACCATCATGATGACAGCCTTCATGTCTAATATTAAATCTATCTCTATAGACACAATAATAATCACAATTTAAACTATTCAATATTTCATTTAAATTGTTGCTTAATTCTCTATAGCCTAAAAAACTACCTCGCCATGTACCAACATCACCAAAAGCAATAATGTTATTATCTAACAATACGTCAAATAAATCGCTATCACATTGATAATTTTCATTGAGTTGGTCATAAAAAGAATTAGATATATTTTCATCTGATATGTCATTAACATTGTCTACAGAAAACATTTCTAATAATTCATCTTTTGAATATTCCGATTGTAAATCTTTGAAATAATCATCTGAATTATATTTGTAATCCCAATCAAAAATTGTTTTGTTTGCCATAATAATTCCACCTTATTTAATGATTTAGAGTTCTAAGAACTCAATAAAAGGCACAAATTAAAGTTGTTAACCCTAACTTGTGCCTTCAAATTCAACTCTTAGAATGTTTCAATGTAGCCGTTTGTTACAAAACAGCCCCCATTGCCTAGTCTTATATCTCTCCCAATAGCTTCATAATCAATATAGTTAATAAGTCCGTCTGGAATTTCTCCACAAAATAAACCTTCATCAACAGAATATTGACCTAAATCCTCATCTGTGAATACATCATCACAATACCAATAATTACCATCTATACAAATATTATAAGCTTCTTCAAAGCTGTCATTGCCTAGAGATTCTAGGATTGATTGAAATTCTATTTGAAGATTTTCGTTATTGATTTCTTCTATTTTTTCAGCTATCTCATTTAGTTCCTGCAAAGAAGTATATTCGTTTACATGTAACCCAAAGTTGTTTTCAAAGCCAGTAATGAAGTATTCTTCGTATTCTGTATTATCAGCAACCCCAATGGATTTAAGCTCTTCTTTCCAATCAGTATCAGTTGTAACTTCTACCCATTTTCCGAGAAGCTCGCCTTCATTGTATTTACCTAAATTTGTGAGATACACATTTAAATATAAATCATCTGTCATTTTATATTCCACCTTATTTATAATTATTCAAGGTTTACCCTTGTATATATTCTCAAAGTATGATATAATGAATCTACCTTGAGGATATATACAAAGGCTGAACAGTCTATACAAGCACCATTCAGCACCTTGTAAAAATAAGGCGGTGGAATTTTTGAACAAAAAAGCACAGTTCGCCCACGTCAGCACGATTCTCACGTCCTCTACCTAATGGCTTCATATCCTTGACTAAGGTATAAATTATACCCCACAGAGCTTATAGCTCCGCCTGTGGCTACTAACAAGAGATATCGCCCCATCTGTACAAGCATGGTTTGACACTCTCAAGCCTTCACGTACGTTGTCAATTAAGCCAACATAAGGAACATATCATCACACCTAGCTTGCTCTTACTGTTCTACCCTCAGAGCTTGCTAAATGCTCAATGTTTTTACCCCTTGAGCTTATTAAATTGTAAAAGAACAATGAACTTGAGCCTATAAAAGCACTCAACATAATTCAATATTTTTATTGAACTATATTCAACGCTTTTATATAAGCTATAATTTATTTTTTATAGCTTATCCCTTAAGCTTGATTATATTGTACATTGTTTTTGACTATTTGTCAACATCTTTTTTGATGTTTTTTAAAAAGTTCGTATTTCGATATTCAATATAAAATATATAAAATGGTATAATATTCCCTCCATACAAAATAATTTTTTTATAGCTTATCTTTGCTACACTCATATAATACATCATTTTTGATGTTTTGTCAACAACTTTTTTATTTATTTTTTTTGAAAAAGTTGTTTTTGTAAAAAAAGAGTGTAGGAGATAAAACAAGCTATAAGTTTATTTTTATGGCTTGTTTTGCTATGTGTATATAGTACATCATTTTTGACTATTTGTCAACATTGAATTATGATATTTTTTTAAAGGATTATAAAAAATGATTTTATTGCAAGATAACCTTGATATATTAGACATTAACGATACAAAGGACTTTATAAAATATATATGCAAAATATATCATATAAGCCAAAAAGATTTAGTTATTGCCTATAATAAACAATTTAATACAAATATGACGCAACAATCTTTTAATAAAAGTGTTAATAATAATAGTTTAAAGTTTAGCACTATACTAAATATAATTAAATTATTGGATTGTAATTTAATTATTAAACACAATCATAAACCCATTATATAAAGCCCTTACAAGCTCATATAAGCGATTTTTTACAAGTGGATATATATTTATATTCATTAATATAAAATCTTTTATATGAGTTTGTAAAGTGCCTTAGAATTGATTTTTGATTGTGAGCGGTTTTTTTTACGTGGTTAATATATTTATATTAACAGTATATAAAAAAGCCTGTAGTGGCTTGCTAGGCACGTTAAAAGAGAAAATAAAATATGTAAATATGACTAGCATCATGTATTAATATTTATATAATTTATAACAATATATAATATATATAAATAAAATTTATATAAGATGCTAGTTAGGTATATATCATATATATATAAAAGCCTATAATATATATATAAATATACTTGTAAATATATAGTAGACATATATATATTATAGTGTAAAGTTGTAATATTATAGTATTAATCTTAGTTGCAATGGATAATTAAGAACAAAAGATAATTTATAGATATCAATTAGATATTAATATTATTTATCAAATTATAATTGCCTTTAATAGCAATTATATATTAAATTGTAATTGTTATTTATGTTAAATTGTAGTTGAAAGATAAATTAAACTAATGGATAATAATTATAATTTAATCATAGATATTGATTGATATTGGGTTGTAAATAGTAGTTTAAGCTAATGAATGGCAATTATTGATTGATAATTAGAAGTCGCAAAAAGTGAAATGCTTATAAATGCTTAACTGCTTACGCTCATATATCTATAACAAAATGTAATAGATAAAAATTTATTTCATTTTATTGAATTGTAGGTTATTTATAACAATTTAGATATATGTATAATAATAAAAGACAGAATATTATGTAGATTATATAAATACATAGTATTATACATATATAAATAATAACTTTTAGTTATGATTAACTATGATACATAACAGGCTATAATGTATATTATAGCTTATTGGATAGCCTGCAAGCCTTTATTTTAAAGGGTTGGGCGGTGGTGGTGATTTTTTTTATTCCTTTTGGGCTTTTCATATGGAAGTACCTGTGGTTTTTAGTACTGCGACAAAATTTATACCAAAAATGTAATAATTTATGCAAGTTTTTTATATTAAACCAGTGGTAAAATGATAAAATAAACTATGGTTTAAAAATGAAATTCAACCTTATTTCGTGTTTTTTTCTATCATGAACGTGGGTGATAACATATAGATAATATATAGATAAATATATAGATAACATATAGATAAAAATATAGATACCCATATAGATAGTCATTTTTTTGCATCTGCGAGCAATCGTGGGTGTTTTTTTATGCCTTTACCTAAAAGATTAAAATTTGATTAAAATTTATTTTTTTTACTAAAAACACGCAACAAAATGATGAAAAATGAATAGATAGTGTAGGGAGTTTTAAACGAGTTTCTGATGAAACGCATAAGTTGTTTATATTTTAACTTTTCTTTTTACCCTTTTTCTTTTGGGTGGGAAATATATCCCTTGGTTAAGAAGAATAAAAGATAAGAATATATATAATAACTATGCCGAAGGCATACTGCGAAGCAGTAGGAAAGAGTTATACCAAAAGTAAGTTTATGGGGGTAGGGGGCGAAGTGTAACAAGCCACCTAAACACATAAACAATAAGAAAGGAAGAATATAAAATTGGCAAAAAGTTTTCAAGAAAAATTTGAAAAACTATCTTCAATTAAGAAGAATGAACTTTTAGTTGATGCTATTATTAAAAATTGCATTGAATGTTGTGGTGGAGTACGAAAAGAAGCCGTTAACTGTCCAACTAAAATGTGTTCTATGAAAAAATTTAATTTTTTAGTGAAATAATTAAAAAAGTTGCTAAAAACACGCAACAAAACGCTAAAAAATGAATAGATAATGTAAGGGTAATTTGAAGTCTTAGTTAAGCGATTTCTTCATGGATTCTTATTTAAGTAAAAACACATAAATCCCGCTTATGATTGTTTTGTCCGTTATATAATCTGCTTACTTTGAATTACTTCTTAATTTGCTACTGTAGCTCAACTGGTAGAGCAACTGACCTGTAATCAGTAGGTTGAAAGTTCGAGTCTTTTCAGTAGCTCCAATGTAGATAGGTACTCAAGAGGTAAAGAGAGCTTCCCGCTAAGAAGCTAGACGAGAAATCGTGCAAGGGTTCAAATCCCTTCCTATCTGCCATATAAGGAAAGTTTAAATCTTTCTTTCTGTGCTAAATGTGAGAGTGGTGGAATTGGCATACATAGTGGACTTAAAATCCATTGTCTTATGACATGAGGGTTCGAGTCCCTCCTTTCACACCAAATATGCGTGAGTGAGCTGAGTGGCGAAGGCAGTTGACTGTAAATCAACCACGTAAGATACAATGTAGGTTCGACTCCTACCTCACGTACCAAAATACAAGTGTAGCTCAGTTGGTAGAGCAGAGGATTGAAGCTCCTCGTGTCATTGGTTCAATTCCAATCGCTTGTACCATATGGAAGCGTACTCAAGTCTGGTTAAGAGAACTGTCTTGAAAACAGTGAGGTGATAGTGATATCATGCGTGGGTTCAAATCCTACCGCTTCCTCCATAATCGCCTGTTAGTTTAATGGTAAAACAACGGACTTTGACTCCGTCATTATTGGTTCAATTCCAATACAGGTTGCCAAATTGCTTAGTAGCATAATTGGTAATGCGTAGGACTGTTAATCCGAAAGATACAGGTTCGAGTCCTGTTTAGGCAGCCAAAAGAAAATAATGGTGTCTTTAATGATGCCAATATTATAAATGAAAGACATTAAAACCAGTTGCGACATGGTTTTAGAAGGATATAACTGAGGTTGTATCCTTTTTTTAGTTTGTATTACTTGCGACACCTTATATGGTGTTGCAACCCATTAGGGTTTTTTATTTTTACAACTTTAAGCATTGTATTATTCAACCATGTGAAAACGTTCTAATCAAACTTCATGGAACATTGGTAGATTGAGTAGGACTTTGGTGAGATATTGCTGAAGTTGAGCTTTTTTGCAAAGGTAACAATGCAAAGCGATTGGGTAAACCAAAAGAATAACAATGTGTGCAAATCGTAACGCTAGTTAAAACATAAGTTGTGTGGTAGCGATAATAGACGCTCCAGTGGAGAATAATCAGCTATGCCATTTAATCTGACAGTTAAATCGAGCTAACTGAATGTCAAGTAAGCTATTGGCATTGAACGTAAGAGAAATCTTACTATAACACATTACTTAGTAAAAGTAGCCAAAGCTGGTTTGAACAGTCCAGATGCCTAAAAAAAACTGTTCTCAAGAAATTATAATCAAGAAAACTTTTATTAATAATTTCTGAATGATAGGTGAAATTTGTGAGTAATCAATCTCACGTAGGGCAAACATAGGGATAAGAAGTTATAAGGTAGCTCCTTATGGCTCAGACTTATTCTTCCTACTTGTTGAATAAACTAGAAGTTATTGAGATGTAAGGCGAAGGTCTGAATGGTGCAATGCTTAAAGTTGTAAAAGTTAGTTAATAAAAAATAAGGGAGATGTTAGATGTGAAAACATTTATTAGCGTAAAGAAAATTAAAGCTGAACCATGTAAGGCATGGAAAAAATATGGTGAACATGATGTAGGAGCAGATGGATATAAAATTTATTATCAAAATAAAGACAAATATGTATCCTGGTGTCCTAAAGAAGAATTTGAAAAACAATATTTACAATTAGAAGAAGATACTAAAATTACTCAAAAAGATGTTGATAATTTTATTACTAAAACAGAAGTAATAAAAATGGGTGATAAAACAACTGTAGTACAAGCTACATGTAAAAATGGCTTTTCTATTATTAATGGTTCTGCGTGTGTAGATGTAAAAAATTTTGATATGGAAATTGGTAAACAGTGCTGTATGGAACATATCAAAGATAAAATTTGGGAATATTTAGGGTTTTTACTTCAATCTGCTCAAAATGGGTTCAAAGAAGGTGGAACAAATGACAAATGAAAAACAAGAAAAAGCAAGAAAAATAGTAATGAATTATTTTAATTCTCATGTAGATAAAACTGATAATAAGCAAATTACACTAGATGATGTTTATGTAGTTTGGTTTAGTAAGACGTTGCAGAATTGGAAAGCATTAGTTAGTACAAGTGTTTCAGATGGAATGTATTATGAAATTACTTATAATGGCGATAAAAATGAAACTTATGTTGATGTTTATAAGAAATGGGAAAATTTTATAGTGAAAGATTAATTTGAGGGATATTAAATTATTATGAGTAAAGATATTTTGGTAGTAAAAAATAACACATTTGAGGGAAAACTCCCCCGCAGTGAGTTTGAGGTGATTAATTATTAATTTTATTGATTTATTTTCAGGCATTGGTGGTTTTAGATTAGCTCTTGAAAGAGCAGGTCATACCTGTGTTGCATTTTGTGAAATTGATAAATATGCAACACAAACATATAAAGCCAACTTCAATACAAAAAATGAAACAGAATGGAACGATATAACAACAATTACAGATAAGGAGATAAAAGCTTTTGGAGAAAAAAATAAAACAGAAATTATCTGCGGGGGATTTCCTTGTCAATCATTCAGTATTGCTGGAAAACGACTTGGATTTAACGAAAAACGTGGAACAATGTTCTTTGAATTTATGCGATTCGCTAGAATACTCAAACCTAAGTATTTATTCCTTGAGAACGTCAAAGGGTTACTCAATCACGAAAACGGGGAAACTTTCAAAACAATCCTCTCTACGTTGGACGAATTGGGGTATGATGCAGAATGGCAAGTGTTTAATAGCAAAGATTTCGGAGTCCCACAAAACAGAGAACGAGTGTTCATTATTGGACATCTTAGAGGAGAATGTACCAGAAAAATATTTCCTCTCGAAAGAGCAGGTGGAAAAAATCCTAACAAACTCAAAGAGATAACAAGTGGTGTATCACAAGGATATAGAATATATGATGCTTCTGGTGTTTCTACCGCTTTAGCAAGTCAAGCTGGTGGTTTAGGTGCTAAAACAGGTTTATATGCTGTTTATTTAGATAAACCTTTTGGGGAAGGAAGTTGCTCTAAATATTATATAAAAAGAGAAGTTTCTATTGCTAGTTGTTTAGCTGCTAGAGATTTTAAAGGTTTAAAGAAAAATTCAACTTGTATTACTAACTTTTCTTATCCTATAAAAAATCAGAATATTGAAAATATTTCAGAAATGAGAATAAGAAAATTAACACCTCTTGAGTGTTTTAGATTACAAGGTTTTCCAGATGATTTTTATTATAGAGCAAGAGAGAATGGATTGAGTGATACACAATTATATAGACAAGCTGGAAATAGTGTAACAGTTAATGTTGTTTATACTATAGCTAAAAATTTTAAGTAATTAGGGGTTGATGAAAGTGAGCGTAAATGAATTAGTAGTCAAAAATAACGCTCCTGTCGGTAAAAGAAGTAAATTTGATGAATATAATATGCACGAAGATATAAAAAAATGGAGATACGAGGGCAATAGCTTTAAAAAAATAGTTAATCTTATTAAAGAAAAGTTTGGAGTAGATACTTCATATACAGCTCTTTATACATATTGTGTAAAAAAAGGGTTGACTGGAGATATGAGTGGCGAAAGAGAAAAGACAATTAATGGACATCAAGAATTGTTGGATAGCTTAACAGTTGTCAAAAAAAATATTGCTCTAAACTATGCTATGTTGGAAGAATTTGAGAAAGATTTTCAAAGTGGAGATAATAAAGATATTAATACTAAGTTATATGTTTCTATTGTTACATCAAATGAACGTTTACTAGCTAGAAGAGAATCTTTAGTTAAAACAATTACACAGACGCAAGCTTTAATTTACAAATACAGCTTAATATCAGATTGTATGGATAGATTTAAAGATATGGTTAAAGATGAATTTGGGTTAGATGTTTGGAATCGTTTTAGATTAAAAATTATTAATGATGTTTGTATGCGAGAATTATTGAAGCAAATACCAAAAGAAAATGATGTTGTTCCAATAAAGAAAAATTGCCCTAAAAATGAAGGTAAAACAATGCAAAGACTAGGAGTGAGTTTATGAGTTACGAAAATAAACGAGATAAATTAAAGAAAAAATTAAGAGCAAATAGACCTAAAATAAATGGTAAAAAATATTTTTCAGATAAAGCAACAAAAAGAGAACATCAAGCTGAAATTAAAAAATATAAAGAATTATATCGTTGAGGTGAAATTATGTATGATAAAAAAAGCGTTTATGTATTATATGATGAACTCGGCAGGATTAAACTTGGTATTACAAGCAATGTTGCTAAATGTGTTAAACAATTAGAAAATTCAACAGGATTAAAGATGCAAAAGCTTTATTCTGAAGTGTGCAGAAATTCAATTTTATTAGAGAAAAAATTATTAGAATATTTTAAAAATTACAAAATAGGTGATACAGAATGGTTAGTGTCTGGAATGGATTTTTATAAAACTGTTTCTGTTGTCAGAAGTTTTATAGAAGATGATAAACCATGAGTGTACTAGATGAAATTATTGATGGTTTGGGGGTAGATGCACAAAATCAACAAAGTATAGACAGAGCAAATAGTGATGAGATAGATAAATATTCAAAAATAAAAGAAGAATGTAGATATGATTTTGAAAAATTCTGTAGAACGTTTTTAGGAGAACAGTTTTCATCAACGTGGTCCACATTTCATTACGATTTAGTTAAATCTTTAGAAGATATGATTTTTAATCATAAGAGTGAAGAAACTAAAAATGTTAGAGCTGCACCACGAGGACACGCAAAAAGTACGTTTGTTAGTTTTGCTTTTCCTTTATGGTGTATTTGCTATGGATATAAACAGACAATTATTATTATATCTTGCTCAGCCGAAATGGCTAGTCTATTTTTAACACGAATAAGAACGGAATTAGAGTTTAATGAACTTATCATTAAAGTGTTCGGAAAATTACAAGGAGCATCTAAGTGGAATAATTCTGAAATATTAACAAGTACAGATATTTATTGTGTAGGAAAAGGTGCAGGTCAGCAAATGAGGGGCTTGAATTTAAAATCAAGACCAGATTTAGTTATAATTGATGACTTAGAAAGTGAAGAAAGTGTAGCAACGGATACACAAAGAGCAAAGTTAGATAAGTGGTTTAGTAGTGCTGTAATGAAGATGGGTTCTCCAAATTGTGATTTCTTTTTTATTGGCACAGTTTTATCATATGATTCACTTCTATACAAGTTATTAACATTGCCTACATATAGTATGTGGCAAAGAAAAATATATAGAGCTGTTATTAAATTTTCAACATCAACCTTATGGTTAGAATGGGAAGAAAAAATGACAGATTTGTCAGATTCTGACCCATATAAAACTGCTAAAAACTTTTATTTAGAACATAAAGAAGAAATGTTAGAGGGTACAGAAGTTTTATGGGAAGCTCAAAGAGAAAATATGTATTTGCATTTAATGGAAACTCGTTTGCAGGACGAAGAAGCATTTAATAGTGAGTTTCAAAATGACCCTCAAACTGAAAACAGTCGAGTATTTAAAGAAGAATGGTTGCTAGAAAATACTTATGAATACCCACCTAATATAAAAAGAGCTTATGGAGCTGTTGACCCTAGCTGTGGTAAAAATCGCAAAGCAGATACTTCAGCAATTATTATATTGGGAGAGGGCGAAGATAATTATATTTATGTCTTAGAAGCTTCAGTTAAAGTTCGTAGAGTTGAAGAAATTATTGCAGATATGGAAAGAATAATTGGTAAATATTATAGCCTGTTAGAAGGGTTTGTTGTAGAAACTAATCAATTTCAATCTTTTTTTGCAACTACAGTACAGCAACATTTTATTGATTTAGGAATGTATGTTAATTGGATTGAAATTACTCATGGAGCAAATGATAAAAAAGAACGAAGAATAAATTCTATGATTCCTAAAATAAAAAATGGCTATATAAAGTTTAATAAATCTCATGTCATGTTGTGGCGACAGATGAAAAACTATCCAAAAGACCGTGATGATGGCGTGGATTGTTTAGAAATGGCATTAAGACCATTATTACAAAGTAGGAATAATACATTATGCTTTGGTTCATTAAATACAGATGTTAGTCTTATACATGAAAGGAGGAGTGATAGGGTTGTTAGAGAAATTAAAAAGAATTTTGGCATCAACGTTTAAAATCCCAAATACAAAATCTGTACCAACAGATAGGTATGGTTCAAATTTATTTTACAATAAAACAAAAAGTACATTACCTAAAAATCCATCATATAAGCAGTTAAGAGAATTTGCAAAAAATCCTATTGTATCTCAACCTATTGAAGCAGTAAAAGATAGGATAGCCAAAATGAAATATGAAATAAAACCTAAAATTGCTGGTAGAAAATATACTAAACAGATAAGAATTATTAAAAATATTATAGACTTCCCAAATGTTGACCAAACTAGACGAAGTTTTGAAGCAATGCTTTTAAATGATGTGTTAACGTTAGATGCTGGTTGTTTTGAAGTTTGTAAATCTAAAAATCCTAATCACCCTTTGTATTTATACCCTATAGATGGTGCAACTATTCAGCACGTTATCCCTATAGATTATGTAAATCCTAATGCGTACAAATATATGCAGTGTAATGATAAAGGCAATGTATTTTTTACAAGACAAGAATTGTGTTTTATAAGTAAAAATAAATTTACTTATAAACCTTTTGGATTATCACCTGTTTTAAAAGCATATGATGATATTAGAAATTTTTTAGAAGTAAAAGATAATGCTAATGAGAATGTACGTATTAGAACAGCAGATATGATTATTGATTTAGGGGAAAATGCAACTCCAGAAATGATAGATGCTTTTAGAGAATATTTTAGTAATGAAATCGAAGGAACTGGAAAAATACCTATTGTTGGTGGTAGTAAAGGTGTTAAAACTTGTCAAACTAGAAGTTTTACACAAGATAATTTATATATAAATTGGTCTAATTTCTTAATTACAATGGTTTCAAATTCTTTTCCTTATCCTGTTGAGAAAATGATTAATGTATCAGCAGACCGCTCTACTAATGATGATTTAGAAGAACGTATCATTGAAGAGTTAGTAAAACCTTACGCATCACTTTTAGAAGATGCTTATAACACTCATGTAATAAATGCTTTAGGCTTTGGAGATATTCTTGAGTTTAAATATGTCTATGAAGATAGCGAAAATCTAAAAACTAAAAAATGGGATAGATTAAATAATGCGTTTATTGCAGGAACTATTACTCAAAATGAATGGAGAAAAGAAATTGGCTTTGACCCTCTTATTAGTGATTATGCAGATTTAGCTGGTGATGAAAGAAAAGCTGTTATTAATAAAGAGTTAGGCACTATTGGTTTTAACGGAGTAGGTAGTATAAAAGACCAATCTGATAGTAAAAACAAAACAATTAAAGAAAGGGGTGGATAAAATGGAAAAAGACTCAAAAAACCTTATAAGTTTTAGTGCAAATAATTTAGAGATTACTTCTAATAGCAATAAAATGTATATTATTGGTTGTATTTGCACTATTGGAACTTCAAGCGAAGATGCTCCACGTGGAACTGATAACAAAAAAGCTATCTTATCACAAAAAGGTGCAGATAGTTGTATAAAATCTTTTATTGGTCAACCTATGAATTGTATCTTTGATGAATGGGATTATACCCCAGAAATTTTTAGTGGCCATGGTTCTAAGTATTCTGGTATGTATTTTGGTTTTATTGAAGATGCTTGGCAAGAAGAAAATAAACTAATGGCTAAAATTGTAGTTTGGAAAGATACTTTCCCAGAATTAGCAGCTACTATTATTAATGCTCAACGTTCTTTGGGATTTAGTGTGGAATTATATCCAACAGAAAGCTATAAAGATACTGAAGGTAATATTGTTATTGATAAATGGGAAGCGGCTGGTTGTGCTTTATTGTGGAGAAAATGTGCAGCTTGGGGAGAAGAAACTTATATAGAAAAACTCGTAGCGAGTTTACAAAAATTAGAAAATGATAAAAAAAGTGAGGGTGATACAAATATGACAAAAGAAGAAATGGCGAGTATTGCAGCTATGCTTTCAGCAGAAGTTACAAAAAATTTAGGTATTGATGAAATCAAAGCAAGTATTAATGACTTAAAAAAACATCAAGAAGAAAATAAAAAACCTGATGAAGATAAAGTAGAAGTACAAAAACAGAGCGAAGAAGATAATGAAAATAAAAGCAATGGAGATACTTTAGACAAAATTAAAAAACTTGAAGCTACTATTGAACAAATGAAAGAAAAAATGGAAGCGAATAAAAATATCCCAACTCCTAAATCATATACAGGTAATAGTGATGTTGGTGAAGGTCAAGAAACTTATATTAATAAGCTTAAAAAAATTGATGCTTCAAATGCAACTTCAGATATGAAAATTAGACAAAAAATTAAAGTTCATATGGAAGCTTCCCAAAATGGTGTAGCATTGGATTCTTTATATAACAAACTTGGAGAAGAATTACCTGAATAATTTACAGAATATTTTGAATTTTAAAACGAAAGGATTGATGTGTAGATGAGTTCTAATAAAAGAATTTTTTCAGGAGCTTATGATTTTATAAAAACCGATTCTGGTCTTGTAAAAGCAGAAGCTTCAGGTAAACCTAATATTAATATTGACAGAGAGCATACATTTGTTACTCATGCGTTTGACCCAGATTTAAAAGATTATCAAAGACGAGTTTTTCCTCTTTTAGATATGATTCCATCACAAGAAACTCTTGGATATCCTTATGTATGGAATGAACAAGATGATATTCCTTCTAATACTGAAGCTGTAGACCCACAAAAAGGTGTTGGTGAAGGTATTGGTAAAGATGCTAATTATAAAAAGAAAACATTAAATACAGATTATAACAGAAGTAATTGGAAACAAGCTTTACCTCGTATGTATATGACTGGTATTCAATACTCATGGTTCGATACTCAAATGCAAAAAAGATATGGTTCTTATATGCAAGATTTACTTGCAAAAGACCTCAATGATATGAAAGTTGATTATAACAGAACCATTGCTGATGATTTTTGGAATGGTGATAGCCCATCATTAGATGATACTTCTAATTTTAAATATATGGGTATTTTAAATCAGATTACAGATAAAAATGATACAGTTCCAGCAGGTACTAGAATTGCACAGGTTATTCAAACAAAAATTGCTAAAGCACAGGCTCAAATTAAATATCTTGGCGCTCCAAATGTTATCTGTATGAATCCAATTACATTTGATATTTTATGTCAAGAAGAAGAAAAAAATGCAAATGGATTATATCACCGCAGTATTACTACAGAAATTATTCCAGGTATTGAAGTTCCTGCTATTAATACACAGGTTGGTCTTATTCCTATTCATTTAACACCATTTATTAAAGTAGAAGGTACTAAACATAAAATTGTTGCATTAAATACAAATATGATTAAACGTATTTGGTTATTTAGCCCAACACCTATGTTATTTGTAACACAAGATGCAAATAATCCTATTAATAACCCTGCTTTAATGACTGACAAAAACTTAATGAATATTGACACTTATATTTTATTTGGTCCACAAACTCCTTCCCACTTTATTATCACAAAAGATACAGCGGGGGAGTAGTTGACCCTACAGCAGAATCCAAAATTGGAAGAGCTAAGGTAGGGCGAAGCAAGGTGGTGAAATAAGGGTTTAATCCCCTTGTTTCACTAATTTAAGGAGGCGATAAATTGTATATAACGGAAGAAGAAATTCCTATTTATTGTCCACTAATTAAAGAAACAACCATGAGTCATGTAGAATATGCCTGTGTTCTAATAGATTCACATAAAGGAAAAAGTTTTAAGTTAAAAGAATATACTGAGTTAGTAAAATTTAATAAACGCTCTAGGTTTAGTAGTGTGTTAGACCCATACAAAGGGAAGCTAAAACATTTACCTCGCAAGGAAATAAAAGAAGTTTACACTATTGTACCTACAATGTTTAATGAATTTACAAAGATAAATTATGATACAGAGAGTTTGTATTTTGATGGAGATGATTCTCCATATTTTTCTTTTTATTTAAATCAAAATTTTATATGCCCAATTAGAGAATTAAAAGAATTAAAGGTTGTATATACTGCTGGATATGCCGAAAATGAGTATCCAGAGCAGTTAAAACGAGCTGTTGGTCTTTTGGCACAAAATCTTGCACAAATGGGTGGAACTTTAGAATGGACTAGCCGAGATGATTATGATGTTAAGCTTACATTAAAAAATGAAGGGATATTTACTAATGAAATTAAAAGATTAGTAGATACAATTACATTGCAATGACGTGTGTACTTAATTTTTATGGTGATAGATTAGAAAACATTGATATCGTAGGCAAGCCAGAAGAAAAAGTCCTTATAACAAGACGTGGTAAAAGTACAGATAGTAGAGTAATTAATGACGAAAAGAAAATACTAGCATTTTCTAATTCAAATTTAATTTGTGGCGATTTAATAACCAGAAAGACATCAAAAGATAATAATAGCTACTTTATTATAGCAAAACAGGCAACTAAAGAATGTGTAGAGTGTCAAGGCATAAGAATTAATGCAAAAGCTACCATTTGTAGACTTGATAAACAATATGATGATGTAGAATATGTTGGAAGCACTGAAGAAATTATTTTAGAAGATGTTCCTATTTATTTTAAAGATGTTTCTGCAAATATGAAATTTTATGATGCAGGGCTTTTAAAAGATACAACTAAAATAATTATGGTTCAAGATAATATTGATATCGAGGAGCTGTATCGTGTTAAATTTAATGGTGCAAATTATCAAGTTGATAATATAGATGTTGGACGATATGAAAATATGCTGTACATACAGCTAAGTGAAGATACAAGAGCAACAAATGAGTAAAAATAAGGTAGAGCAAGCATTAACAACATATGGGAAAAGCTTATGTAAGGAAATTTCTCGCACATGGGATAGTTTGCAAAGCGTAGATGGAGAAGCTAATATAAATTTTAGTATTATTAATAGCAATGATAAGAATACTACAATAGGAAGAATTGAAGCCACAGGACAAAAAGCATGGTTAATAGAATATGGGAAAGGTTCTTTAATGGCTCGTGAAACAGATAATCCATATTTACATAAATATAAAAATAATGTAAAAAGATGGAATGTAGTTAGAAAAGGACATTTTGTTACAGGACGTGTAGCAGGTAGTTATCAAGACCTAGATAATAATACTTATGTTTCTGGTGGAAGATGGGCTGGTAAAAGCATGGAAAGGATTTATAAACCTATAAAACCTTATTTTGTAGTAAAAAAAAATGTAACAAAAAATAGTGCTATAAAAGAAATATTTAAGCATAGTTTAAAAAATATAATAAAATCACAGCTTGATATCGAGGTGAAAAATAAATGATACAAGACACTTTTGATATGCAATCGTCAATAGTAGATGAGTTAAAAAATGACTCATCTTTTTTATTAGCATTAAAAGTACAGGATAAAGAAGATAAAGAACTTTTATCTAAAAAAATAAATCTTCAAAGGTTAAATATGGAATTATTTGAAACAAAAAATCCTCCTCTTGTAAGTATTTATTTTTCAGATGCAAGTGAAAGTAATAATTACTTGCTTAATTATGCTGTACTAAAAATAGAAACCTATACATTTAATAGATTACAGGCTAAGCCTTTGGTTAAAGCAATCAAAAACATAATGAGAGAAAAATTTAAATTAAGAATTGTTGCTGAGGGCGAAGATTTTTGTGATATAAAAAATGTTTATAAATATGTAATTGAATATTTACCTATGACATGGAGTTAATGATTTTTAATAGGCACTTATTTTAGTGTCTATTTTTTATTTTGAAAGGAATGATGTGAATGGCAAATGCTGTTAATAAAAACAAAGATGTCGTATTAAAAGGCATTGGCAAATTCTATGCTGTCGGATTAAATACTGGTCGAAGTTTTTATTCCGATAAAGGTCAAAAAATGACAATGACAATTAATACCGAAAGTTCTGAACTTTATGGTGGAGATGGAAAAGACCCAATTTATGTTTATGCAACAAAATGTACAACTGAATTTTCTTTTACAAATGCTGTTTTTAAAATGAGCCAATTAGGTATTTTAATGGATAGTATTATTACTGAAGAAGCAGTTCAAGGTACAAATATTGCTAAAATTACTAAGACAACTAAAAGTTTAGGTGAGCATTTAACAAATGTAAAAGTAAAATCTGCTTCTTTTGAAGATGGTTCTACTATTGATGTAAAAGAAGGTTCTAGTGCTGATGAATCTGGTATTGCTGTTAGTACAGATGGTGCTGTTACTTTTGGTGCATCTACTAAAGAAGGCGAATATATTGTTGTTTATAGTTATGATGCAACAGGTGTACAGGTACTTGCTTTAAATAATGATTTAGCTGAACCTGTAAAAATGTATATTGTGTTTGAACCAGATACATTAAAAGGTGAAAAGAAACGTTTATGTATTGAAGTTTATAAAGCAATCGCTGATGGTAATTTAACAATCGAAACAGCACGTGATAGTGCAAGTACACCAGAAATTAAATTTAAAACAATGAGAGATGAAACAAAAGAAGGTTTAATGAAAATTACATTAACAGATATTCCTACACAGGGGGAGTAATTCCCCCTATTTCTTCAAATAAAATAGGAGAAGCAAAAATAGGGGTATCTAAAGTTAAATAAGAGGTGATTTAATATGAGTAAATATAATAAAACAACTTGGAATAGTGGCGATACTATTACTGACACAAAAATGAACAATCTTGAAGTTGGTGTAGAAAATGCACATAAAGAATTAGAAACAAAGATTAATGTTCCTAGTGGTGGTAATGGTTCTAATGGTCAAATTTTATCTACTAATGGAGATGGAACAACAAATTGGGTTAATAAACCTACTGATGGTGCAAAAGGCGATAAAGGTGATCCTGGTGCAACTGGAGCTAAGGGAGATACTGGCAAACGTGGTTCTATTTGGACAGTAGGTACAGCATTAAGCGGAGAAGCTAGTAATAAGATATTTGAAAGTTCAGGGTTAGATTCTCTTTTAGGCGACCTGTATCTAAATTCTACAACATATGAAGTATATAAATGTACAAAAGATGGGAATGCTGCTAATGCCACATGGTCTAAAGTCGGAGTTGTAAAAGGAGCTAAAGGCGATAAAGGTGATCCTGGTGCAACTGGTGCTAAAGGCGATAAAGGTGCAACTGGTGCAACTGGTGCAACTGGAGCTAAAGGTGATAAAGGTGCAAAAATTACAAGTATTGAACTTACTATTACTGGTGGGACTATTACAGGTACTGCACATTTAGATGATGAAAGTACAGCTTCTATTACTGGTACTTATGCAGCAGGATAATATTAGGAGGATTTCCTCCTAATTTACATAAATTAGTATTTTAAAGAAGGTGATTATTAGTGGAAGAAAAAAATAGTTTTTTTGGCTTAACTGAAAAAGTTGTTGATAGAGATGGAAAATATCACGAAATTTATAGTTGTAAACTAAAAGATTTAAACAAGTTAACAGAGTTTACTTCTAAATATAATCCAATGTATTTGCAAGTTCAAATGCTAGATATTTGGTTAGAAGATAATGGACAGCCTAAACAAGATGAGAATGGACAAACAATGTATATGTACCAAAATGACAGTTTTATGAATGGGATATATGAAATTATTGAATTAGCTTTAAACTATAAAGAAACCAGAGAACAAATTCTTGAATGGTTAGATTTTAAATTGATAGAAGAAATTATTACAATTTTTTTAGGATTATCTCAGTTTAAAAAAAAAGTGATGTAAAATCAGATGGTAATGGAAGCTGGAATAAATTATTTGCAAGCATTATTAGTAATACTTCTTTAACTATTAAAGACATAAAAGATTTAACTATTCCCGAATTTGAAGATATATTAGAGGGAATGAATGATTATTCAGAGGAAATTAGAAAAGAATTAGACGAAAATAATACATCTGATACATTAGAAGGCAAAGAAGCATTAGATTATTTACTTTCACAGTTTGGTTAATAGGGAGTGATTAAATGGAACAGGATAATGAGAAAATTATATATGATATAGAAGTTAGAACTAAAATAGATGAAGCTCAACAAGAATTAAGAAAATTAAAACAAGAATTAAAAACTAATAATAGAGAAGAATTATTAGTTAACTTAAAAATTGTTGGAACTGAAAACTTTAAAAGTATAAAACAAAATCTAAGTGAAGTTCGTAAAGCTATTGAAATTTTAGAAAAACATAATTCTACAACATTAACATTAAATGGTGCTGGATTTGATATCACTCTTAATAAACTTAGAGCCTTAGAAAAAGAATTAGAAGATTTTCAAACTAAAGTAAATAAAGGTAATCTTAATAATCAAATAAAAGAACAACAAAAATTACAAAGTGAATTAGAAAAAACAGTTAGTAAGTTTAATAAATTAAAAGAAACATTTAATACGTCTTTTAATGCTAATAAAGCTTTATCAGAAAAAGAATTAAATAGTATGATAAAACAAGCTAACGATTATTCCGAAAAAATCAATACTATATATAAACAAATGGGAATGAATATGAAAGTTGTTAATCCTTTTAATGAATATAGTGGAGATTATTCTAAATATTTTAATCAATCTAAAGAGAAATCTATACAAGAATTAAAGCAAATTAAAGATGCTAAAGTTAAACAGGCAAAACAGACAAATGCACAAATTATAAAAGATGAGCAGGAAGCTATTTCAAAAAATACTCAAGCTCATCAAAGTGCATGGCAAACAATCGTTAGTATTGAAAAAGAAAAAGAAGCACAATATAAGAAAATCAATCAATTATTAGAGCAACGTAAAAAGATAATTGATGATATAGCAATTTCATTAAGAAGTAATAAAGCTTTTAATGAAAATCAATTTAGTACTAAAGTTAATAATAGCAATAAAATAATTAATGATTTATCTTCATTAGGTGTTCATACTTCTAATCCTATGCACCAATTTGATAATTATGATGATTATATTAATAAATCTAATCAAAAAGTATTAGAACAACAAAAATTGTCTGAAGCTAGAGCTAAACAAGAATTAAATAATCAATTATTATTAGCTAAAGCAGAGGAAGATAGACAAAAATCACAAGCGGAACAAACCGAAAAGAATAAAAAAGCATTAGACAATTATTATAAAGAAGAAGAACAACGTATTAAGCAAAATAGTAATAGCCATAAGCAAGCTTATCAAGAATGGGATAAGCAGGAAGTTTTAAAAGAAAAACAAATAGAACAGAATAGAAAAAATCTTGATAGTTACTATTCTGATGAAGAAAAAAGAATAAAAGAAAATTCTAGTAGAAGTAAGCAAGCTTATCAAGAATGGAATAAACAGGAAACTTTAAAGGGAAAAGAATCCGAACAGAATAGAAAAAATCTTGATAAATTTTATACTGATGAAGAGAAAAGAATACAAGAAAACTCTAGTAGAAGTAAGCAAGCTTATACTAAGATTACAGATGCTATAAATAAATACAATAATATTCTTGATAGTGTAAATAAAAAGAAACAATTAGGTATTCAATTAAGTGAGCAAGAATATGCTAGTGTTCAGCAAAGACTAAAAAATGCAAGTAATAATGTTGTTTCTAGTGGAGGGAGAGTTTCAGAATTACCTGTATTACAAGATAGAACATCTTTTAATCAAGAAGCTCGTGGTAATTATTTTGCTAATATTAGAACTCAACTAGACGAAGCAATTAATTTATCATCAACATTGACAGGTCGAATGAGTGCATTGAGAACTGTATATGAGTCTGCGTATACAGCATGGATTGATAGTGGAAGAACAAACAGTAATTATAAAAATATAATGACTGAAACTAAGCTTGCTATTGACAAAACAAGTGAAGCATTACAAAGATTTAAAGAGCAAACACAAATAACAGCAACATCAACAGATAAATTTTTTGGTTCTATGCAACGACATTTAACATGGATTATGTCCTCTATAGTAGCTTCTGTTCCGTTAATTCTCCCTGGATATAGTATAGGTGTAATGAAAGACTTAGAAAGTAGATTTGCAACAGTAGAGCAGGTAATGCCAGAAATAGAACACGCACATATGAATAGTTTAGATAAAAATTTATCTGAAATGGAACGTATGGAAGGTTTAAAAACAGTTAATAAAGAAATGAACACATTTATTGATATTGGTTCTAAATTTGGAGTTGCTGTTGAAGAAGTGATTTCTGCTGGTGCATCTATTGGTAGAATGTATGGACAAGGAGAAAATGGTGTTACAAATACTAATCTTTTAACTCAACAAGCTGCTAGAATTGCTGTAGCTGATAATTTTCCAATAATGCAAGCTACAAAGGGTTTAGAATCTGCATTAAGCCAATTTGAATTACAAACAGATGATACGAACCAGTTATTAGTTAATTCTAATCGTATTATTGATACGTGGACTTTAGCTGCACATAGAGGTGCTGCTTCAGCACAAGATTTAACTGAAGGTGTGTCTTTAGCTGGTGCTGCTGCTCATCAAGCAGGTGTATCTTTTGAATTTTTAAATGCTTTAATTGCTACTGGTGTTCGTACTACAGGTAGAAGTGGTAATGAAATTGGTAATACTATTAAATCATTTATTAACAGTATGCAATCTGATAAATCAATCGAAGCTTTAAAAGATTTTGGAATTAATGTATACAAAGACAATGGTGATGGTACACAATCTTTAAGAAGTATGGAAGATATAATTTTAGATATTTCTCAAATGATGCAAACTACAGAAAAAGAAACGAGCAAATTGTTATTGACTTTATCTGGTGGTAAATATCAAGTATCTAAAATGACAGCTATTTTAAAAGATTATAATGAATTAGTTCGTATGTCTGGTTTATTAAATTCTAAAGAAGTAGTTGGATTTACTGATAAACAGATTGATATTCAGTTAAATACACTAAATAGAAAATTAGAAAGTTTAAGTACTAATATTAAAGGACTATTTGTAAACATTGGGGAAAATGGAGTAATTGATGATTTAAAATCTGCTGTTGAAGTAATAAATAATATTGTTGTTGGAGTAAAAGAACTTAATCTTAATTGGTCTAACTGGATAAAAGGTATTGTTGCTGTTACTGTAGCCTTAAAAGGTTTGCCTTATTTATTAAATAAAGGCAGTGAAGTTGTAGGACGTTTTCAAGGTCTTAGACAAAACTATAACAATAGAACACAATCTAATAATAGTGGTGGTTTTTTAGGAATAAATATTTCTGATAGTTATAATAAAGGATTTTTGTCTACTGGTGGAATTTTAGCAGAAAAAGAAGCTATTCAAGAGGGAACAAAAGCAAAGGCGAGCAATGTTCAAGTAACAACAGCACTTGCTAATTCTGTAGGTAAAGCTTCTAAAGCAACAAAAATATTTTCAGCTATAACAAGTGGAGCAACCGCAGTTTCAAGAGTTTTTGGTTCAGTTATCGGTGCGTTCGGCGGCCCAATAGGAATTGCTATAACTTTAATAACTGCTTTATTGCCATTGATAGCTGATTATACAGAATCATTAGGAGAAGAAGCTAGACAACAGGAAAAAGTGATTGAAGGTATAGATAGCAAAATAGAAGCACAAGAGCAAGAGTATAATCGTTTAGTCAGAGCTTCTGAGTCTGCTGCAAAACTTGCTGAACGATATAATAGTTTAAATGAATCCTTAAAACAAAATTCTAATGACACAGAAACAAATAATAAAATACAAGGAATGTTAGGGGAAACTAAAGATGCTATTATTTCTTTAATTGGCGAAGAAAATGTAGCAGTTGATGAAAATGGAAATATAAAAATAGACACAATAAAAAAAGTTGCAGAAGTGGCTTTTAAAGCTTATCAAGATGAAGTTAATCAAAGAGTTAAAATGGTTAATGACGCCGCATGGGAAGCTGGTGAAAAAGTTCGATTAGCTAAAGAAAAAATAAAAGCCATGAAAGAAGAAGCTGAAGGTATCGGTCTTTTATCAAAAGCTTATGCTGCTTATGCTAAAGCAAGAGAATGGATACAAGGTGGAAAAACTTTATTCTTAAATAGCCAAGCTAAGATAGCAAAAGCTCAAGGTTATGAAATTGGCTATAAAACATTTACAGAACAAGCACAAAAATCAAAAGAAGCTGAAGAATATTGGAGAACACAATCTTCTATTGAAGAAAGTAGTGAATATAAAGATGCCATTAAAGAATTAAGTGATAAAGAAAAAGCATTAGATGAAATTAATTTAAAATTAGATGCTGCAAAAATAGAAAGTGCAAATTTAATTCTTGACAATAAATATGACACAGGTGGTGCAGACTCAAATAGAGGGGATAAAATTGCTGAACCGCCACAAAGTAATGAAGATAAGAAAAAATCTAAAGCAGAAAAAGAAGCAGAAAAATTAGCTAAACAGCAAGCTGATTATGATAAGGTTTTAGAAAGAGTTGCTATAGTTGCTGATGAAACAAGTCGTATTAATAATTTAAAATCTACAATGTCAAGTGGTTTAATACAATCAGGAGCTTTGATTAGTTCAGGGAATAGCAATATTGATAAAGCTATTGCAGATGCTTCCATTAGATATGGTGTTGATGAAAATTGGATTCACGCTTTAGTACAAAAAGAAAGTTCTTATAATGTAAGAACTGGAGAGGGAACACCATATAAAGGATTAACGCAAGTGTCTGATGATAAAATGATTGCAGGCGAAGATATTTGGGATATTTACGATAATATCAATGCTGGTGTAAGACATTTCAAAAAAATGTTAGACCTTGCTAATGGGGATTATTTTGAAGCATATGTTAAATACAATGAAGGTGAAAATGGCTCACGTTCAAATGAAGCTGTGAGAAACGCAACTGCTTTTAATAAATTACATGATGATATTATTAATGGTACTTCTAGTTTTGGCAATAAATTGGAATTAGCTAGTACAACTAATTTGTCAGAAGCAACCCAATGGGCAGACCAAATGGTTGAAGATGGTAAATATTATGGTGCTAATGGTTGTACCGCTTTTGTTAAAGCTTTTTTAGGACAAATGAATAGTAGTTTTGCTGATACTATGGATATGTACGTTCCTGATTTATACAATAACGTAAAAGACACAGATAAATTTTTAAATAAAAAATCTGGTTTTAATGCTGGAGATATTGTAATTACTGATTCTGATGGTGTTTTTGATGAACCAGACCATGTTGTAATAGCAGATGGGCAGGGTGGTTATTATGGAAACTCAACAAGTCAAGAAAAAGTAGTTCATGGTAGTTTATCTGATTTTAAATACATTTGGGGCGGTATTAATACAGGTACAAACAAAGGTGCTTATTCTACAGGATTTAATGATGCTCAATTTGTAAAAAATCTCTTTTCTGCTTATGGCATTGATGATGAAAAAATGTATAATTTAAGAAATGTTAAAGATATTTCTATGATGTTAAAAATGACTGATGCAATGGGAATGAATGTAAAATATTCTCAAAAAAATCCAATAGCAGGTGATATTTTATATACAACAGATGGTAAAGCTTTTGTTGTTAATAGTAATCTTGGATATACAGGCATTAACGGAGCTAGTGGTAAATCATGGAAGGATATTCCAAATTTAGCAGATACATTTACTTCATTTGAATATGCTATGGGATTAAATTTAGAAAATGCAGGTTCCAAAATTGGTAAATTAAAATTATCTGATAATTTAAGTACATTTATAAATGGGATAATAGATAGAGCAAATAATAGTTCTGAAAAGTTTTTTGAAATCATAGAGCAACAAGACAAAGAATATAACCAAAGAAAAAATGATATTTCTAATAAAAAAAGTTTATATGGTGAATTTGATTTTGAAGCAAATAATGACGAATATGAAAACGAAGAACAACAATATAAACGATATCAAAACAGATATAAAATATTTAGTGATTCTGTATCTAATATAGAACAAAAAATAACTGAATATTTTGGAAAAGGTGTATTGAAAGATAAACTTACTAATTCTGGTTTTGATAATTGGAAAGATTTATCATATAAGCAACTTCAGCAAGTTGCACAGGATTATTCAAAAACAATCGGAGATGATGACCTTGAAAATATAGTATCATCATATAAAGAGGTTAAAGATAAAGCTGATGAAGCTAATAGAAGTATGAAATCTTCTCTTCTTATATTAGAACAATTTCAAGGTTTAAAAACACCTCAACAAGAATTAGAATATGAATTAGATATTTTAGATAAAAGAATGTCTTTATGGAAATCTAATTTTGCAATGTTTAGAGGTGGCTCATATGATGGTTTAGCTTGGCAAACTAACAAAGTTGACCATGAAAATACTGTAAAACAAATTAAGCTTTACAGTGAATATCTCGCAAAGTTAAATGCAGAAAGAGATAAATATGTTTCTAGTGGTAGTAAATATAAATCAAAAGTAGAGGAAATAACAAAAGAAATAACCACAATTCAAACGAAATTAAATGAATTACAGAAAAAAGCTGAAGAAACGTCTGGAAAATTAACAAAAGAAAATAAACAAACTATTTCAAATATGTTATATGACTGGATTAAAGGCAGTAGTTCGCTTAAAGATATTTGGACTGATTTATGGAATGAAATAGCCAAAGTTGCCTTAGATAGGTTGATGGGAATAAAAGATTCCACAAATTCTGTTTGGGATTTAGTTTCAAATATGTTTGGGTTTGGTAAACTTAAATTAAATTCTGCTGAAAAACAAGAAGCTGGACGCTATGTAGATAATTTTAATTCTAACAATGATACTATTGGAAAAGTAGATAACGCTTCATTATCAACAGCGGAAGTAGTACAAAGAAATAATAGTACAGAGGGCATTGCTAATTTCTATGCTCAAGGTTCTAACTTAAATAATGCTTCACAGAATATGTTATTAGCTTCACAGAATATGTTACAGGGAACTGTGCAGGATAGTGTTAACACTATTCAAGATAGTGCAAATACCGCACAAGACACAGCAAATGCTATTCAGTTTTCAACAACAGCTAATATGCAAGAAATGGCTATTCAGCAGTTTGGTGGAAATGTAAGTCAATTTGGAAGTGCTGTATCATCTTTTGGCTCGCAAACAATGGTAAATACTGCTGGTGGTAAAGGTAATAACATTGGTAGTTATATAGGTTTATTGCCTAGTGTAATAGGGTTATTTTCTACTGGTGGCTCATTAGAAAAGTTTGCAACAGGCGGAAATTCTGTTAAGAATGGTGGAAAAATTAAAGGTGCAGGAACAGGTGTTAGTGATAGTATTTTAGCTTATTTAGAAGAACAGGGTAAATTTATCGCTGTTTCTAATGGTGAATACATTATGAACGCAAATGCAACACAAAAATATGGTGCTATATTAGAGCAAATGAATTTAGATAAGTTTGCTTCTGGTGGGGCAGTTGTTCCAGAACCTTATATTCCAACATTTAAAAATCCAAATATTGCAAGTAATATCATCAAACAAGAAGCTCAAAAACAAAATAACAATGCTCGTATGGAAGAATTATTGGGACAGCAAAATCTTATTTTAACTAATATTGCTAAACAAGATAATTCTAGTGGTGGCAATGTTACTATTTTAAATACAAGAGCATCTAAAGAAGAAATTTTTGGCGAACTTGCAAAAGACCCTAGAGCATTACAACGTTTGTTATATGGTAATCAAAAAAGAGGTTTTAGATAATTTATATTGACTAATACTTATATACGTGTTATTATACGTATATAAGTATTACAATAAAGGAGATTTTGTTATGGTTTTTGTTTATCCTGCTATTGTTCATTTTGCAAATAATTCTTTGTGGTTAGAATTTCCTAATTTAGTCGGTTGTACAACTTTTGGGGATAATATTGAGGAAGTTTATGATAATGCTATGGAAGCTATGGAAGTATATATATTAAGTTCATTAGAAAATAATATTTCATTGCCTAACGCAACAGATTTTAAGGAATTAAAAAGTAATATAGATGATAACTCGTTTATTACTTATATAAAAAAAGACATTGATTTAAGTAAAAATACAAAATCTGTAAAAAAGACGCTAACAATACCTGCATGGCTAAATAATCTTGCTTTAGAAAAAAATATAAATTTTTCTAAAGAGTTACAAGAAGCATTGGTAGATAAATTATTAAAAGAAGATTAATTGTTAATATATTAAGACATGGTTTTTAGCCATGTCTTTTTTTTACATAAAAGAGGTGTTTATTTTGGAAGATATTAATAAATATGTAGGCATACCACATTATTTTAATCAAGACTCATTTGATGGGTGCGATTGTATTGGATTATGTCGATTATTTTATAAAGAACATGGGTGGAAACAAGATTTTAAAGATGGAAAGCCTATTACTAAAGATTGGCAAAAAACAGATGGTGCAATTCGTTTATTCAGATATTTTAAACAAAATTTTAAGGAAACTAAAAATATAAATGAACTTTCTTTCGGAGATATTGTGTTATTTGATGTAGCAGGAGATTATCATTTTGGTATTTATTTAGAATATGGAAAAGTATTAGGAATGGAAGTCCCTGTTAGATATGGTAAAAGTATTAGTACTGTTTATCATAAAAAATTATGGATAAATGGTTTTGTTAGTGGATTTAAACGATAAAACAATGCAACAAAACACTTAAAAATCAATAGATTATGTAGGAGTGATTATTTTGGAAGAATTAAAAGTTTATGTAAGAGAAAAACCTACAGAAAAGTATGATTGGAATACTAGAACTGTACAATTTGAAAATGGAAAAAAACAATATCAACAAACGTGGACTTCACCAGAAGTTACTTGTACGTTTACAACGACTGGATTAACAGAATATATAAATAAAATTATTGATTTTTACAATGACCGCAAAGGAATGTTAGAAAGATTTTATTGTGATGTGTTTAGAGATGGTAATAAAAAAATATATAGGTTTGGAAGTACATTAGAACCTCAATGGTTTTATGATGTAAAAGGCAAAAAGATAGGTGCTACTTTGGATATAACGTTAATTGAGGTTAAGGAGTGATATAATGTGATAATTTTACCGCAAAAAATGAGCGAAATGAAAGATAGTGATGCTACTTTTTTTATAGAACTTTATATAGTAAAGCTAAAAACAGGAACAATTTATTTAGCTGCTACTGATACAGATATCACATTTGCTGGACAGACTTATATGGCAATCCCATTTCAAAGAGAAACTATTGATAAAAGTATGGATAATGTTATTGATACTTGTGAAATAAGCTTAGGTGATGGAAATTATGATAAATTAGCTTATTTAAGTAATGGTTTTGATTTTAGAGGTGCAGACGTAACAATATTTAAAATATCTTATCCAGATAGCTTAGAAGATGATACCATAAAGAGCATCTCTTTTATGGGATATGTTAATTCTTGTAGTTATTCAGATGGTGTATTTTCATTTTCTTTAAATACTAGATTGCCAAATATAGAAGTTCCAAATAGAACTTGTCAACTGTGTTGTAATAGTGAATTTGGTGATTCTGAATGTGGTATATCATTAGAAGAAACAAACGTAGAATTAGCCACTGGTTCAACTAGTAGTAATATTTTACTTCCATCTACGTACGAAACAAATTATTGGAAAGATGGAGTAATTTTTATTAAAGGTGAATCACGACTGATATTATCTAATGAAGGCAATAAAATAGTTGTAAATTATTCTTTTTTACAAAGTGATATTAAAGGCGGAATGGAAGCTACTTTAATTCGTGGTTGTGATAAGACTAAAGAAACTTGTCAAAATAGATTTAATAACATGAAAAATTTTAGTGGATTTCCTACTATTCCATTTGAAAATGTTTATAGATAGAAATGAGGTGATATTTTGGGAAAAGGCGGAGGAAAAAGTGGTGGAAAATTTTTATTTAGTTTAGGGCTAGGACTATTAAGCGGTGGTTTTTCTTTTTTTGGTGGCGGATTATCTTTTATGTCTAGAGCAATTCTAGGTGCTTCTTTAGGTAGCTCAATATGGAGTGCAACTCATAAGCCTAAAACAAGCAATACAAACTCACCTAATATTCAACGTTTTGATAAGGCACAAGAAACTATGTCTAGCACAGCAACAATTCCTGTCGTTTATGGATATAGAAAAATAACTGGAAATCAAACGTTTCATGAAACAAATGCTGACCAAAATACACTTCATAAGCACGTAGTTTTATGTGAAGGTGGAATTGAAGGTATTGAAAGTGTTAGTGCTAATGATTTACTTATTCCAACAGGTGAGCAAACGTCTAATACAGTATTTACTATTCAAAATACAATGTATGCTGATGCAACTGTATATAAAAAAGGAAAGCATTTATATTTGTATTGTAATGGAACAACTAAAGATTTATATTTAGCAAATAAAGATGATGCTTCTAATGCTGATACATTATGGAGTTGGCAAACAAGTGTTCCAGAATTAATAACTTATATTAATAAAATAGGTAATGGTTGGGAAGCTTTTCCAACAGCAACAACAAGTAAATATCCTGGCGATTTATGGGACATTTCACAAGAAAAACAATTTATTGAAACAGTAACCTTTGCTGGATTATTTCCACCATATGATTCATTTGAAGATAATGGATATTTTTATGAGTTTGTACGGTCTGAATTATATCCTAGTGGAAGTGGTCATGGACATAGAACAAGGACTGTTTTTAATAAATATAAATTAGGCGGTGCGATATCATGTTATCAATCTCTTGTTAATATACAAGCATCTACAGTAACAGGTGGAACAAGTTATACTTTTTATGATTCAACACCACCATCAAATTATGTAGATGTAGGTGGTTATCCTAAAATGGCATGGTTAGATATGAATTTCATGGTATCTAACGAATTGAATGGTAATCCGTCTGTAAGTTGTTTTGTAAAAGGTAGAAAAGTTTATGATACACGAACAGGCGAAACAAAATATTCAACTAATCCTGCAATGTGTTTAAGGGATTTTATTTTATCTAAACGTTTTGGATTAGGAAAATGGATAACAAGTGAAAATATTGATGAAGATAGCTTTAAAGAAGTAGCGGATTATTGTGATGAAATAATTACTTATAAAGGTTCTAGTGGAGAAACTATATCTTGTAAACGATATGAATTAAATATTGTTATTGACCAAAAACAATCCGCTTTAGACTGGATAAGTGATATTTTAGGCAACTTCTGTGGATTTTTGGTATGCTCACAGGATAAGTTATTTTTAAGAATTGAAAAGCCAGAAAATGTTGTATATAAATTTAATGATAGTAATTCTTCAGATTTGTCTGTTGCTCCGTTAGCTTTAGATGATACACCAAATAGATATTCTGTTGTTTTTATTGACCCATTAAATAATTGGAATAGTGTTGAAGCTATTGTAGAAGATTTTGCAGACCAAAAAAATAGAGGGAAAATTATAGAGAAATCTGTTAGTTTAGAAGGGACAACGAGTCAAAATCAAGCGTTAAGGCTTGCTCGTTTTTATAGAGATTATAATTCAATATGTTTTAAAACAATATCTTTTAAAACAGGACAACAAGCAATGCACTTAGAACCTGGAGATGTCATTGAATTTTCTTTTCATAATGTATTTAAAGATGAACCTTTTAGAATTACAGAAATAAAAGAAAATAATGATGGTACATTTGAAATATCTGCACGAAACTACAATAAAAATATTTATAATGATTATCTAGGTGCAACAATTCAAGTTTACAAATATGGAACAAAGGAAACTTCATTAACAGGTGTTGTTCCAGAAATAAAAAAATTAGTATTAAATCAAAATTATTTTATAAATTCTGATGGCAGTATTGTTAGTGATATTTTAGGTGATATTATTCTCCCTACTTATCCTTATATTCGCAATATATTAATATATTATGCTATAGATGATAGTGAAGTATGGGAGTACTTTGGCTCTACTATTGATAATATTTTCATTATTAATAATGCTAAAATTCATGTTAATTATAGATTTAAAATTATTGTTGAAAATACATCTGGTAGGTGTTCTGAAGGATATGTTTCAGAACCATATTATATTACAGGAAAAGACACTCCTCCTAGTGATGTTACTGAAGGTAGAGTATGGTATAATCCAAACTCAACAGAAATTAAATTAGTATGGACACCTGTTGAGGATAAGGACTTAAAATGTTATGAAATTAAAGATGAAAATTTTGAAACAATAGGAAGAACTATAACTACTAGCTTTACTTATGAAATTTTAGATAATGAAGCTCATAATTTCTATATTTATGCTGTTGATAATGGTGGTAATTTATCTCAAACCCCCTTAACATTAACAGCTCAAAGAGATATGTCTTGTGAAGATATATCTGAATTAACAGTAGAACAAGATAGCAATAACTTAAGTCAAATAAATATATCTTGGAATGAAGTAGAAGATAGTAGATTATCTAAATATAATATCTATGTTAATGGTAAAATGGCACATTCCACAGATGGAACAACATATAGTTATATTGCTAATTCTAGTGGTACGTATACTATTGGTGTAAAAACATATTCTATTTTTAATGTTGAAAGCGAAGGCATATTTAAAGAAATAACTATAAAAATTGAACCAGAAGATATAACAGAATTTTCAGTAATCCAAATGGACACAGATAGAAGTAATTTACAATTTAATTGGGAACGTGTGCCTCATGGTGTAAATTATGAAATACGAATGGGCGAAGATTGGAATAGTGGTAAATTTATAGCTAAATCAAGTTCTAATAATGTTGTTTACCAAATTAGAAAAGAAGGATATTATAAATTTTTTATAAAAGCCATAGGTTATAATAATAAATATAGTGTTAATGCTAAGGAATTAGGCTTGCAATTAGTGTTAACACCAAATGTTATAGAAAATGTTAAAGTTAAACAAAATCCTAAAGACCGAAGTCAAATTATTGTAACATGGGATATTCCTACAGATTATCACGATATTGTTTTATATTCTGTTTTTATTAATGATGAAAAAATAGGTACTTCAATAACAAATTCTTTAACTTATACTATGCCACAATCACTTGATATTTCTCTATCTGTTACAGCTACTACAGTAGCAAATTTTGAATCACGTAAAAATAATTTATTTACACATATTATGATTGAACCATATGATATAGAAAGTTTTAATGGTACTCAAAATATTTCTAAAAAAACTGAATTACATTTATATTGGACAGCACCAGAAGAATTAGATATCTCTCATTATGAACTTCGTATGGGGGATTCTTGGGACAATTCAACATTAATTAGTTCTCATATTACAAATACTTATTATGATGTTGTTATTAATGTAGAAAGGACATATCATTTTTGGTTAAAGGCTGTTTCAATGGCAGGCTACTATTCGTTATATCCTGCCCATTTTGAGTGTACTTTTGACTTAAATCCTTCTCCTGTTACAAATTTAGTAGTTAAACAAGATACTAACGACAAAACTGTAATTAATATAACTTGGGACGCAGTGCAAGAGTATGATATCAGCTTTTATGAAGTTAGATATGGTAATTCTTGGGATACTGCTAAAAAAATAGCAACGACAATCAATACTATGGTTTCATTTAGTCCAGATGTTAGCAGTGGCAATATAAATGTTATTGTAAAATCTGTAAATACAAGTGGTTTTTATTCAAATGAAACTAGAGCTAATTTATATGCTATATATGAACCTTCAGATGTTAAAGACTTTTTAGCATATCAAAATGGAGATTATGTGGAATTTAAATGGGCAAAAGTCGAAGAAAATGATATTGTCGGATATGAAATACGAGAAGGCTATTCTTGGGATAGTGGCACTACTATTGTTTCTGGTGTTACAGTTAGTCAGTATGAGTATAAAGTTAGTTTTGAAGGCACATTTAAATATATGATTAAAGCTATAAATCGTAGTCGAAGATATTCTGTAAAAGAAAACTCTCAATTATTAAGAATAGAGAGTTTATCGGATAAAAATATTATTTTAACTATAGATGAAATAGTTGATAAAAATGGTACTCACGACCATACAGTGTTCGGAGGAAGTTATTATACATGGCAAACTGTAGGTGGGAAATTTAGTGATTATTCTAATATGATGTTTAGTGAAATTGGTGGTAGTGAAGTTTTGCAATTAGATAAACAAGAAGATGGAACATATTATTCCAAAGGAGTTTATTTATGTAAAACTATAGACGTAAAACAAGAAATTACAGCAAACATATCTTGTAAATTTTTATCTACGTCCAGACACTTTGGAAGTGTAAATGCCAAGTTAGAGTTTAGAATATCAAAAGATAACATAATGTGGACTGATTGGAGAGTTTTTACAGAAGCACAATATGATTTTAGATATGTAGAATTTAGATGTATTTTATCAACAGCAGATAATACAATTACTCCAGAAGTAAATAAAATTGATATTTATATTGATGTTCCAGACAGAGAAGAACAAGGTAGTTTAAAAATTCCTATTGGTGGAACTACAATAACTTATAAAAAAGAATTTTATATAGTTCCAATCGTAACACCATATGCTTTAGGATATGGTGTTCGTTGTGAAATAACCGATAAAACAAAACAAAGTTTTAAAATCAGAGTTTTAGATAGTAATAATTCTGATGTCGGAGGGAATATTAATTGGAGAGCAAGAGGGTATTAAAATCTTGCTCTTTTTTATTTGTATGAGAGGTGATTTATATGTCTTATGATATTAATTTTCCAGCAGATGATAGTTATTTATCTGACTTTCCTGCTGGTGATAGAGAACAAAATAGAGCTTTAAAAGATGACCAAATTGTAAACGCAGGCAGACTACGAGGGCTAACCGTTGGAAACGAAAATGGTCAAATTCCCATAAATAATGGTACAGAAAACACAAATTTAAATGCTGCTCTTTTAAATGGTAAAGCAAGTAGTTATTTTGCTACAAGTAACCATACGCATACTACTGCAACTCAAAGTAGTAATGGGTACATGAGTAATGCAGATAAAAAGAAATTAGATGGTATTGCTAGTGGTGCTGAAGTAAATCAAAACGCTTTTGCAAACGTAAAAGTAGGCTCAACTACAATACAATCTGATGCAAAACAAGATACTTTAGAATTAGCAGCAGGCACAAATATCAGTCTTGTCGGTGATGCTAATAATGATAAAGTTACCATTGGGGTTACAGGTAAAGTTGCAAGTGCTAGTCAAGCAGATAATGCTACTAACGCTACAAATGCTACTAAAGCAACTCAAGATAAAAATGGTTTGCAAATAGATACAAATTATTTGAAACGCAGTGGTGGAACAATGAGCGGTGCATTAAACTTAGCAAATAATATATTAAATGCAGTTGGTGATGATTGTTATTTTGGCGACCAAAATATTGCAGGTGGATTTTGCTTAAAAGGTGCAAATGGGACAACAAGTTTAAATCTTATAAATAAAGATAATGTTGCACAAAAAGCAAGCTTATCTTATGCTGGGGGGAATTTAGTTAGTAGTGTTACCATTCAAGGTAATTTAAGTGGAAGTGCTACCAAAGCGACACAAGATAGTGCAGGGCAAACAATTAATACAACGTATGTAAAAGGTGTAACAGCTAATAATGCTACTTTGACTATAACAAAAGGGAATGGTTCTACTTCAACAACCACAGTGAATAATGTATCTAATGCTACTAATGCCAATAATCTAGTAATAAGCGGAACTTCTGCTCATATAAAATATGGTGGAGGAGATGTAGATGAAAATACCGCTATAAGCCAAAATAAAGTAAATCTTTTAATTGGTAGTTGGTATAGTACAGGATTTAGAGATTTGTGTAGTACTGGAAATCCTATACGTGTAGCAATAAATCACAGAAATGGGAATATAAAAACAACAGGAAATGTAACAGCAAATGGAGCAATGTATAGTGCTACTCCAGGAACGGGTGATAATAGTACACGTGTTGCTACAACAGCATTTGTGCAAAGTTTAATAAATTCTTTAAAAGGTTCTATTGGTGGTACGATAGTAGCATCAAATTTAGCTCAAAATGGATATGTAAAATTTAGTAATGGTCTAATTCTACAATGGGGA